CCGCACAGACTCCGGTGGCGGAAGATATTCCAGCCCAAGCTGGTGTTGTTGATCCTAAAATCCAGTTCTTACAGCCAACGATACAGTTTGCTGAAAAACACGGATATAAAGTAACAATTAATCCAAATCCCAATGGCAAACTATTTGCAAAGTTGGTTAATAAACAAATTGAACATACTGTTCGTATAGGGTTTAGTCGTGGTCGAGACCCGAGTACTAAACTTGAAGCTGAGATGACAGACGATTGGGACAGTCAAACTTGGGCGTGGTCAGCAAGAGAATTGGCACAAGATTTCAAAGAGTTTTATCGAGATGCACTTAGAGACAGCCCTGTCCAAGGACAGCAAGGTGTGGCGGAAGCACAGTTAGATGAAATTGACCGTAGAGGATTTTTGAAAGGCTTGGGTGCGGCGGCTGTTGGCGCAATCGGATTAGGTGCGGCTAAGCAAGCGGTCGCCGATTCTGATTACAGAGAAATGGCAAAAATTACTGCGGAATGCTTTGGAACTTTTGAAATGGCAAAAGGAGTATTCAAAAATACTCAACCGAGAGATGATGGTTTTATGAATATGTTAGAGGAGTATTCAAATAAATCATACAAAGCATCGACTGCTTTAGCCAATTATGTTGGACTTCCTCCAAATTATACCCAAGAAACTGCACGATCTTTTGTTAAAAATATAATGCCAATGATGAAAGATGATAGGCCAATGTTCATGGGTTTCATCAATACTTCTGCATCAAGTTGCAAGTATATCATTGATAAACTCGGAGTGAAAGAAAGCGTAGAGCAAGGTGTGGCGGAAGGCTCATTGACACACTCAAGCAAGAAGGCTACACAGTAGAAAACTTGCGTGACATTGGTCGTATTGCATCAGTAATGAATAGTGTGGCAAAAGTTTTGAATAGCTAACGATTGACAACACCATGAAAAGTCCTTATACTTAACCGTATAAGGATTTTTTATGGCCAAAACACCAACATACAAAACTACAATTCCGGTCACTGCTGCAGGCTTGGCCGGGTCAAGTTACGGTAACGTGACCATAACGGGAGGAAATGGTAGCGGATTAGTTTATACTACTGCAACTGGAGCAAACCCAATTTGGACAACCACTGCAACTCCTTACTATGACAAGCAACCAAAAGTCAAAATATCCGAACAAGATATTGAACTTGATGGTCTAAGTCTCCGAGAAACCATGCAGACCATCCGAGACGAACTAATGATCCCCACACGAATCAAAAGAAACGCTGTATTGGAGCAGGAGTTTGACGAACTCAAGGCCTGTGCTGACCGTTACCGAGAACTTGAACTAAAATTTTTGGAACAAAAGCAAATGTGGGCGACACTCAAACATACTGACAAATAATTGCCAATATGCTATAATAGTGTATGGAATCTAAATCAAATTGCGTAGTACTTAATACAACTAATCTAACCCCAACACAGATTGAGCGAATTATACGATGGTGTCACAGACATTTTGACTCGGATAAATGGAACTTCATGACCGACTTCCCCAGTTATCATTGGAGGTTCTATTTACCCGACGCAGAAAGTGAAACACTATTCAGACTAAGGTGGATACAATGATACAGTGGCGTAACGAGGGCGAAAACATTAAGCCTGGACTATCCATTTATCATTATAAAGATACTGGTAGCATTGGCTTTACATTAAGTTTAGATCGTTGGTACATCTGGCTTAGATATAGTAAGAAAAAGAAAAAGTTTTTTGGTTGTTGGGAACGTAGAGATCCACTTGCTTGGCGCATGTTAAAGGCAAAGAATGACGATAACAATTAGAGTACCTTGGACTGATGAATACAATCACGGCGATGCTTGGAACGAACTACTTGCATGGACTGTGGAAACCTATGGCTTGCCCGGAGAAAAGGTAAGTTTTCATCCTACAGAAAATTGGATGGACTTTACGTTTAATGATGAACAGGATGCGCTTATGTTTCAATTAAAAACTGGCGGTGTGCGTCGTTACAATGAAGACTATGCAGTAGAGTTTGTTGGGAGAATGATCAATGGGTAGTAGAGGAACTTTAGTTAAAGAAATTGCCATGAGCGATTGCGAAGATCCGTACCTGTATGCGGCCTTTCCCATCTACGAATGGGAACAGTCAGAAGAAGCCAAATGGCTCAAATCTAAATGTAATGATTTGGTATTTTTCTGTGACTCAGATCCCAACACTTGGGGATTTAAGATACGCATTTATGCACCCCTAGAAGGCGAAGCACTTACATATTATAACTTAAAGTATTTAGGTATTAAAGAGTGATCAACTACTATTACGAACTTAATAGAGATGTTAAAATGTTTGGACGTACTAACTGCCGGTACCTAGCACAGTTTGACGTGCATCCGGGTAAGACTGATATGTTCAATCCGGTCTGGCACGACGAAGCAGTTAAAAATAGTACTAGAGTATGGTTGGAAAATGCCAATGGTGTTACATTAATTAAAGGACCCGTTACCGATACCTCGTGGGGTCGAGTTGACGAGCAAGAGCTGGTATGGCTCAAATTAATTTGCAAGGATGTAGAATCACTATGAAGCGTACAGTTATTATGCGGGACAAAGATATGATTGCGTTTTTGAATAAAGAGCGTAAGAATCCTTTATTTACAGAGATTGAAGTAGAACCTTTATCATATCGAGAATTGCAAGAAGAAATTTTAATCGAGCGTATCAAACGTCCTGAAGGTACATATCCTAGCGTAGAACGAACTCTACCCAACCTAGTAGAAACTGTAATGTATAAAGAGCGCCAAATGTACGACCAACGTTATTTTAACTGGATGCTGACTTATGATTATCCCGATGGACAAATCTATGTACAGACTAGACATAATACCGAAAGACAAGCACTTAACCGTGTAACAGTGATTTATGAAAAAAAACCGCAAGCAACTAACTCCAACTCTTGACCAAGTTACAGTAGAACATAATGGTCAAGAACTTACATTTCTTAACGGCGTGATACAAGTGCAGACAGGTGGTCGGTTTATTGTAGCCACATCTCCCATTGACAAGGATTTATTGTTGATCATCGAAGACTATGCCTTTTGGCATTTAAATCAACGAGAAATAGATCAATGGATTGAGGACAGCAATGGCGCCATAACACAAAAGGGTATGGTGGTACATTTTAATACTGAAGAAGATCGTACTATGTTTTTGTTGAGGTGGGGATAATGGCTGTAGAACGCGGACCGCAACTATCAGTTCCAGTAAAGACCTACAGTCACTATACCGAGTGTGAACCTTGGCTGAATCAAAATATAGGTGAATGGGGAGCCGCTTGGTGGCGAGACTTTCCAGACATTGCTATGGCTGTAGTTGTAGAAGGCCCACATGAAGATTGTTATTGGTTTACTAATGAACAAGATGCTATAATGTTTAGATTGAGGTTTAAATAATGGCCGCAGTATTACCTAAAATGAAACCAGCGTTTAAAGTAGCGGCTAACAGTCATCCTGGCAGGAAAATCAAAAGTGTTGCGTTTGATGACCTACCTAAAAATAATCCCTGGGAACCGTATCGTCTAAAGATATTTCCCAAACAGATTAACGAGCGTTGGTATAAACCAGGCGATATGGTGTATCGTAGATTTGTACCCAGCCCGGGTGGCGGGTACTGGGTCTACGGTGATGAGTTTGACTACTTGAAGTGGCAACCGTGATCAACTGGAGTGTGCTTGTTGCTAAGTTTATATCTATGTTAATATCTTGGGTAGATGCTAGTAATCTACGCAATCGTGTTTATCAATTAGAAGATGAACGTGAAATTATGCGGACAGCATTAGATGATATACAACGCATGGACCCAGAAGGACATATAGGTTGGTATGCTAAATCAACTATAGATAAATTAGATGGCCGTGAATAATGCACGTAAATAACTATACCATACCAAGACCACCCGATTCGATACTTGAACGTTGTCATTGCGTACACATAGGTGACCCTGCTTTTCATTTCAAACAGATGCGTACATGGTGCTGGAACAATGATCTAAGTTTAGTATGGTCAGAATTAGTAGATACATCGGATATTGACTACAATTATGATCATGTAGCAGCATTTTGGTTCATTGAAGAATCGGATGCAACAGCATTTACCCTAAAGTTTAAATGAGACACATCACATCAGAAGAAATGTGGCCTCCACCAGAGGATTGGACCGAAGTCATAGTCTTATGGGAAGATATTATGCGTGTTGGGTCCCGACTTCCTATTAACCAAATTTTAGAGTGGTTGGAAACTGCACCTGGTGGAGAATATCACATACATGGTTACGAAAGCACCGAAGGATTCAGCTTTAGATTTAGAAATCCGTCAGATGCTACACATTTTAGATTACGTTGGTTATGACCGAAGTTATATTAGAGTCTACTACCGTGACTGAAACTCTTGAAATAGTTCAAAGTCTGCGTGAGCGTTTAACTATACACGAGGATTTTACCTATAAGTTTATACAAGGTGGATTTGAGTGGGAAATGAATGAACACGTCGATCACAAAACCATATTTGCTTTTAAAAACCCAGCCGATGCCACTTGGTTCCAACTAACATACCTATGACAAATCCAAACCAATATAAAATTTCTAAAGAGCAGTACGAAGAGTTTCTTAAACACCTGATGTGGGTTCGGCTTAAGGCACCAGACTATCGATTTGGTCAAGCGTTCCTTAACTACTTTCCCGAAATTAGCCGAATTATGCGTGAAGATGGAGATCTGGGAAGTCAAGGTGAATATGTATTGTTTAACGAAGAATGGGAGCCTACAGCACGTATGAAGTGCGAGCAATGGGTTGACCAATAATTGCCAAAATGCTATAATATAACTGTAGTAAATTATTAATAACTTCGGAAAATAAGGATATATTATGAACGTTAAATTAAAAGCAGGTTTAGAAATAGCAGGTTTTGTAGTATCAGCACTAGCCATCGGCGCTTTAATGCGTCTCACATTAGAATATCTCAGTAATATCTACAGTGAACGACAAGTAGTCGAGGGTATTTGTACAGTAATTGCTGTAAGTTTTATGGCACTATTGCTCAAAACAATGTATGACATTCGTGTAGCACAATTAGGCTACGTCAAAAAGTTACAAGAAACTGTTAAAAAATAATGAAGGTGTACCTAGGAAAATACACATCTTGGATTGGGCCTTACCAAATAGCAGAATTACTTTGCTTTTGGGTTAAGCCCGTCAAGGATGAGTACGGCATCGAGGATAAGCCAGAATGGGTACACGACTTTGGTACATGGTTGGCCAACGACAAGGATGGTAACGATAGTTGGCTAACCCGAGTTTGCGAATGGATTCAAAGTAAAAAGAAGCGTATAGAGTATGTTCACATTGATCCGTATGATGTTTGGTCAATGGATCATACACTAGCACTGATTATCTTGCCTATGCTTAAAAAGCTACAAAAGCAAAAGCACGGATATGGTTGGATTGACAACAAGGATGTACCTAAAGAAATGCGTAGTTATGCTCCCGGTGCTCGCAAAGGACTAACTAATTCATGGGATTGGGATAACCATGCTGAAATGCGTTTCAATTGGGTACTCAATGAATTAATATGGACATTTGAGCAACTAGCTGACAAATCTGATGGAGAAGATCAGTTCTTTGATCACACCGAAAGTGAAAAAGAAAAAGACTTTATGAAGGGTTTTAAAAAGTTAAAAGTAGATCGAGCAGGTTTAGAAGCGCATAATAAACGCATCGAGAATGGATTGCGTCTTTTTGGTAAATATTTTCGTACACTTTGGGATTAATATGTTATTTGAAGATACCGGTTTGTTAATAGGTTGGGTCATTTGTACTTGGGCCATTATTACAGTTTTTACTGCTGTAGAAGCGGCGTTCAAAAAAACCAATGATGAACTTGCTATTAAACTAACCAAACACCTTGATTCAATTATACACCGTGTGCGTGTAGAAAAAGATCGAGATACGTATTATTGGTATGATATGGATAATAACAAGTTTCTCGGGCAAGGTAGTACAGACGAAGAGATTATCAACAGTTTAAAAAGTCGATTCCCGACCCATATGTTTTTCCTTCCCACTAACCACATTATTTGTGCCAAAACCGACTGGCAACCAAAACAGGTTGGCAAATAATTCTAAATAAGCTATAATACACTTATGACAATGCACTTAGAAGGACCGTGGCTCAGTACCACCGGCAAAAAACGTGGACCTAAGAAATGGGCTAGTTCAGAAGCCAAACGCAAGGCTGAAATGCTAGACACTATGTGGCGAGAAAAGCTCAAGGCAATGGGTGTAGAACAAGACACTAAGAAACGCAGTCGTGCGATGAAGGCTCCTCCACTTACTGTCGCAGTTAAGATACCCGCAGGACGTGAAACTCCTTATATTGAGTCTAGAGACACTGGCTGGGTAGCCTGTACTACTGCACCCAATCAAGAGTATACTGGTACTAAAGTCAAAGGCATCGGTACCATGCACAAGTCAAATGCTGTGCCTATTTTCTCAGACGAAGAAGCTGTTGATATTAGTAAAATGCGTAGATGAAAATTGTAATAGTAACCGGCGGATTTGATCCCATACATTCAGGGCATATAGCATACTTTGATGCTGCTAAACGATTGGGCAATCAGCTAGTTGTTGGGCTAAACTCAGACGCTTGGTTAGAACGCAAAAAGGGCCGAGCGTTTATGCCATTCAATGAACGATTGACTATTGTAAAAAATCTAAAAATGGTTGACTGGGTCTTAGAGTTCAACGACGACGATGGTACTGCTATAGACGCAATCAATCGAGCCAGGGCTAAATTCCCCCAAGCAGACATCATATTTGCCAATGGGGGTGATCGTACACCAGATAATATTCCTGAAATGTCAATTGATGGTGTAGAGTTTGCATTTGGTGTTGGTGGGGAAAATAAAGCCAATTCAAGCAGTTGGATACTGGACGAATGGAAATCTCCAAAAACTCAAAGACCATGGGGATATTATCGAGTGTTATATGAATTACCGAGAACCAAAGTCAAAGAATTGGTAGTAGAACCAGGCAAGAGTCTGAGTATGCAACGTCACAAATATCGTTCAGAATATTGGAAAGTAACCGAGGGCATGTGTCGTGTGATCAATCCCACAGGCTCAACTACCTTAGGAGTACACGGTAGTTACTTTGTAGCACGCCAAGAATGGCACCAACTGACTAATCCCTTTAGTGAACCTTGTAAACTTGTAGAAATACAGTGGGGTTATGATTGTACAGAAGAAGACATCGAGCGCCAATAAATAGTATACTCGGTAAGGGAGATAATATATGAAATATTTTGAAGGTTGGGATGGCTAAAGACGATATAATTGAAATGAGTGGAGTAGTAGACGAAGTTCTACCAAACGCTATGTTTCGTGTAATACTAGAAAATGGACACAAAATTACTGCCACGATCGGCGGTAGGTTAAGACAGAATAATATACGCATATTATTAGGTGATCGAGTTGATGTTGAAATGTCGACGTATGATCTAAGCCGCGGTCGTGTAGTATACCGCAATAAATAATAGTATGACTGATATAAGACAAACACTAGACCTCCTAGAAGCAAAAGAAAAAGGCACACTAGAGCAAATTAAACTGCCCTATTCTAAAACTGCTTTAAGTCCAGTGATGAGCTCGGCAACTATCGACTATCACTATGGCAAGTTGTATAAAGGGTATGTTGATCGTTTCAACAAACATGAAGGTGATCGTGGATTCAACGAAGCAGGTGCATACTTGCACGGCATCTACTTTAGTCAATTCAAGAACCCGGGGGTAAGCCGTCCTCGTGGCACTATACTTGATATTATTAATCGACATCACACAAACTTTGTAGACTTTAAAAAGAACTTCAAAACAGAAGCAATGAAGATTCAAGGATCTGGTTGGATTTATCTCAGTAAATCCGGACAGATTAAAACAATTCGTAATCATGCAAAACGCACTGATATAGCCTTACTAGTAGACTGGTGGGAACACGCTTGGTCACTAGACTATCATGCAAACAAAGAAAAATATTTAGACAACATTTGGCGTATCATTGACTGGGACGCCGTTAATCGTCGTTTATAATATACCCACTTAATTCCCGACAAAGCCGGCTAGATCCTATATACGATAAATAACGTATATATAGGATTATTAAGCTATGGCATTTTGGAACAATTCAGAATATAACCCGGTTGGTGTTGGTACAAATCCCAACGATGGCACAGGCGACGTTATTCGTACTGCTTTTATCAAAGTTGACAGCAATTTTGCTAACATTTCAACACAGTTAGGAAACCCCAATCAAGATTGGTTAAACGCCAATGTCAGCATCAATACTAACCTTAATTTTGCTAATATTGCTAATTTATTTGTTGCTAATGCAACAGGTACAGTATCTAACTTTACAGGCAACTCAACCGCCGGTAACGTGATTGCGGCCACAGGATTATACAGCAATGGCACCACCAATCTAAATGGCAATTTATACATTGCTGGTAGCATTATTCCTACTGTGGGTGGTGTATATAATCTTGGTAGCCAAGCATTTCCTTTCGCTAATTTGTATGTTCAAACCACTGTTAGTACTACACAGGTTACTAGTTCAACATCAGCTGGACTATTCGAAATTCACGCTAACATTAATCCAGGCGGTGATACACAAGACGTTGGTATTTTTGGAAATATTACCAACGATTATACCAGCAATACCTACACATTCTTTGGTCACCAATACACAACTAATAACTTTATCTATAAAATAACTCCGATCGATGCTACCAAAGGCAACAATATTGTTGCTGGTGGTGTTTATGGTAATGTGCAGTTTGGTAGTGCTTTCTTAAGCAATACCACTCCTGCAACTAGTCCTTCAACTGGTGCATTAACTGTTGCTGGTGGTACAGGTATTGCAGGTGACTTATATACTGGTGGTAATGCTGTAGTATCAGGAACAATATACACTGGTGGTTATCAGGTCTTAACAACTAATACTCCAGGTGCTTCAAATATCTACGGTGGTGGTAACGTATTCAACGTTCCGGTAATTATTACCAACGGTACTGTAAGTACAAGTACATCAACTGGTGCACTGATCTTATCCTACGGTGGAGCAGGTATTGCCGGTAACGTAACCGCAGGTGCTTTAGTCGGTCCTCTATACGGAACTGTTCAAACTGCGGCTCAACCAAATATTACTTCAGTTGGTACACTAAATCAACTACAGGTTTCAACATCTGTTGGTGCTGCGGCTGTGTTTATCAGTGGATCCGGTGTAACTGGTGCTCCACTGATCGTTACTTCAGGTGGTGCAAACATTGCAGGCAATTTAAACAGTACTGGTTATATCACTAATACTTCAGGTATCGTTACTCAAGGCAACGTTAATGCTTCGTTTGTAGTCACGGCTGGTACAGTAATTAATACTGGCATTACCACTACAGGTAATATCTATACTTCAGCTAATATCATTGCTGCTGGCATGGAAATTAACAGTGGTATTTCTAGTTCAGGAAATATCTCAGCTGGTAATATTTCTACCCCCGGTGTTGTTACAGTTAATACGTTAAATGCTACTGGTAACATTACAGCTGGTAACTTAACAGTCAGCCAGGTCAATGCCAATCTACAGGGTACTATATTAACTGCCAATCAACCAAATATTACAGGTGTTAGCGCATCAGCCAACTTAGCAGTGGCATCTGTTTATACCAATAACTACAGATTTGCAAATGGAACTGCTTATGTTTCAACTAGTATTGCCAACACAACAGAAATTTCAGCCAACGTTCCCAATGGCGGAACAGTTGGATTAAACTTAGTTACAACCGGGGTTACTGCTGGAACTTATGGTAATGCCTCATCTATCGCTACATTTACTACTGACAGTAAAGGTCGTATCCTTAGTGCTTCTAATGTTGCTGTTGCTACATCATTAGGTATATCGGGAACATCGGGTACTGGTAGTGTTGCATTACTAACACAATCTTTGGCTATAGCTGGTGGTACTGACATCAGTACTACAGCAAGTGGGCAGACTGTTACAGTTAATACCACAAGTAACCTAGCTACAGTAACAGGTCGTGGCGCATCAACTACAACTCCATTGACTCTAGCAAATATTACTGTTGGTAATATTACCCCAGCTGGAAATGTAACACAAAATATTGGTTCTAGTACAAGTTGGTTTAACAGCATTTATGGTACAGCAGTTCACGCACAATATGCGGACTTGGCAGAAAACTATTTAGGTGACGAAGAATATGCACCGGGTACTGTTGTGGTATTTGGCGGCAACAAAGAAATTACTGTAACCACAACATTTGCCGATACACGTGTAGCTGGTGCAATATCTACAAATCCTGCATACTTAATGAATGGTGCTAACGGTGGTTTACCATTGGCTTTACGCGGACGTGTTCCATGTCAAGTTATTGGACCAGTTACTAAAGGCGATTTACTGGTTACATCAACTGCTCCAGGATATGCTGCTAGCGTAGGTAATGATCGTACTTATGGACCAGCGGTGTTTGCTAAAGCACTTGAAACAGATTTAACAGATGGTCTAAAAACTATTGAAGCGGTAATACTATAACATGGCACAATTAAGTTGGGTAACTCCACCGGGTAATCTTGCAAATTTATTCGTTGGATTCGCGTTTACCGAAGCGTTGCTGGCCTATAACCCAGATAACTCCAGTGACACTATAACCTACCAGGTTATCGGCGGATCATTACCTACTGGGTTAACACTATCTAGTCAAGGTAGACTCGGCGGAACTCCAACAACCACTAATACATATTTTACCACACAAACATATACTTTTGTTGTGCGTGCAACCAGTGCCGCAGGAGCTACTCCGGCCGATCAACAATTTTCAATAATTATTACCAACAATGTCAATAGTGACTTTGCATGGGTGACTCCGGCCGGAACTTTAGGAACAGTACCCAACGGCGAATTTTATCAATTGCCACTAGAAGTCACAGAAACTTCTGCTAATGTCACAACTTCCTTTAGTTTTATTTCTGGACAACTGCCACCTGGTATGCAGGTTGTTAGCAAAGGATACCTACAGGGTGTTCCGACGCTATTAAATTCCATTGCAGTTGATACATCCGAAACATTTCGATTTACCATTCGTGCTACAAACAGCCTAGGACATGTTCGCGATCGTGCATTTAGTCTAACAATCACAAACGTATATGGACCAACCATCCAACCTAAGAATAGTTATCTTGGCAGTTTCTTTGATGGAAGTTACTATCAACAACAGTTAGTGGTTAACGAACTAAATCCTAACGTAAGTATAACTTGGTCAAACGTTGGATCTTTACCTCCAGGAATTACCCTAAGTTCTACAGGTTTACTCAGTGGATACATACAGCCAAATCAATTGGTTGGGCAATTTGGGCCAGCTGGCTATGATGGTTCAGCACAGGTCAGCGTTATCACTGCTGGTGCATTAACTGCCAATGTAGTATATCAAATTACCAGTCTTGGATCTACAGATTTTACTTTGGTAGGTGCAAGTATTAATAAAGTGGGTCAAATTTTTTATGCCACAGGTGCTGGAACCGGCACTGGTACAGTAGCTCTATACAACATAGTGATACCTGCTGGTAAATTTGTTACTGGAATAAACTATCAGATACAAACTGTAGGAACAACAGATTTTACTCTAATTGGTGCGACAAATAATAATCTAGGTACAATCTTTACAGCCACAGGCGCCGGTACTGGTACTGGAACAGCTAGTCAATACATAGCATCCGGTACTGAGTTACAAGAATATGATTACAACAGCCTAGCACCATATGATTTCACTGAGGTAAATCAATCTGCTAGTTACAATTTTACTATTCGAGCGTTTGACGGCGTTAACTATAATTTACAAAATTACATTCTTAACGTAACCGCTCGTAATAGTTTTAGTGCAGACAATAGTCAAACTACAGTTGATAATTCTTATCTAACTGCTGACAGTGGTAACGTTTATCTGCCAGTAATACTTAATGCCAACGTCAGTACATTACCAACAGGACGTGCTGGTAGTTACTATGCGTTTAAATTTGATGGTTACGATTTTCAAAATGCCACACTTACCTATTCAGTGTTTAACAGTATAGGAACTTTTGATACACAGGTTGTAGGCTACGACAACGGTTTTGATTATGGCGGTACTGGTACCAACGGATCCCCGACTGAAGATTTAACTCCGATTGATCAAAATCGTGGTGGTGTTGGCTTTGACAGTTATAACAGCGCAAACGTGGCCATTTCAAACTTGCCCGGACTAGCTTTAGATTCTAGCACAGGTTGGATATATGGTCAATTGTCTACTCAGACTGAAGCATATAAAACCTATCAATTTGGGGTGTTAGTTAGCAAAACTGTTAACGGACAAACATATTATAGCACACCAGACTTTGTCACCCTACCCGTTCTTGGAGATGTTAATAATATAATTAACTGGATAACTCCAAGTGATCTTGGTACTATTGTCAATGGTAGTGTAAGCGAATTAGCTGTAGAGGCGGTTAGCGTTGCTGGAAAAGAATTAGTCTACACACTATTAGACAAAGCCTATGTTCCTATTAGATTACCACAGGGATTAGAATTATTGCCTAGCGGTGATATTTCAGGTCGTGTAAGTTTTGAAGCATTTAGTGTTGACGACTATGCAACAACATTTGACAACAATACATTAACCATTGACCGTGTGTACAATTTTACTGTGCAGGTTGCTGCTACTGACGGTTCTGTTAGCTCCACTAAAGAATTTAAAGTTACACTGGATGTTGTTGATATAGAACCCTACGACAATTTATATCTACGTGCAATGCCAGCTTTTGATCAAAGACAAATATTCAATAGTGTGGTATCAAATACAGAAATTTTTGTTCCTAGCTTAATTTACAGACCTGAAGATCCATGGTTTGGTATACAACAAAGCATTGACATGTTGTTCTTACCAGGATTAAAACCTAGTGATTTAGCTACCTATGCTAACGCAATCGTAGAAAATCATTGGACTAAAACTTATAATTTTGGTGACATAAAAACAGCCGTGGTCCTAGATGAAAACTATCAGGTAAAGTATGAAGTTATCTACATTGATGTCATTGATCCTGAATTGAATAGTGCTGGCAATGGTCCAGCACTAGAAATTAATTTAACTAATACTATTGCTAATCCTTACGTTGACGCTGCCGGTAATACCTTTAAGATTGTTTACCCCAACAGTAGCCAAAATATGATCGATCGATTAGCTGAAGGTGTGGGATATTATGATCAAAGTAGTTTACCAGAATGGATGACCAGTAACCAACTTGGATCAACTGCAAATACATTTAACAATCCACTGGGTTATACTCGAGCAGTGGTCTTGGCCTATACTAATCCAGGTGCAAGTAATTTGATTGCTTATAGACTACGTAACGCTGGTATTAATTTTAATAATATTGAATTTACCGTTGACCGATACTTGTTAGATGATTTCTACACCACTAACTTCGATACTGCAACTGACAGATATATCTTAGGTAGAGAAACTACATTTGATGCACTACCAAATCAAAATATTGGAACCATAACTGCCACTGTTGACTACGGTATATTCGGAGTACCATTTGATCAAATCAATGGCCGTTCTGTTGAATATGTCATTGCCAATGGCGGTTTAGATGGAATTACTAATTTCCAGTCTGGTGATACTCTGATATTTGTACAACAAGAAAATTTTATTAACGGTGGCCCATATGACGGTTGGGTAAATTATATTGACGCCTACAGTGGAGGAAATATAAACACTGGACACAATGCAGGTTTTGATGGTGAAGGATTCGATGAATATACCGTTATACCAGGATATTTAGAAAAGGCTCAGGGTACTAGTGCAGTCAATGAACGAGGTGGAGTGTGGCGAGTTGATATTATTAATGATATTATAAATTTAGTTTTTGTTCAAGAAATACAACCCAATCAGCGTGTTCGTGTGCTGTTTGGTGGTACCTATGCAAGTGCTATTTTATACTATAATTCAATATTGGTTATTGGACAAACTGTTCCTGCGTATACTGTTTATAAACTACAGTATTCTAGTGTTGCAAGATCTGCTAAAACTACGTTTAATGGCGGCACTACTAAATTCTTTAGTAATAGAGATACTTACTATGCTCCAGGAACAGAGGATAAATATGTTAAATTCCCACAATATGGAGTATTTAATTAATGACATCGCTGATCAATCCAACAAACATTGATATTACCTACCCAATCGCAGGTCAGGATAATGACACACAGGGTTTTAGAACAAATTTTACTAACATAAAAAATAATCTAACACAGGCTGCTTCGGAAATCACAGCCCTTCAGGCCAATGTTGCAACTCTTCAAACTGGAGTATTTGCAACTGTCGTGCAGTTAGCTAGTCTAACACAGTCTCAGGTATCATCTATTGCATCACCAGGCAATGGTATGTTAGTTTATAATACTACCTACGGCAACGTACAAGCATATACTTCACACCTAGGTCGCTGGGGCAATGTGGTAATAAGTTAACAGGATAAAAAATGGCATCAAATATTAACCCATACTCAGTAGACGGAACATTCCCGATTGCAGGCCAAGACAATTCCAGTCAGGGTTTTCGTGATAACTTTACTAACATACAAAACAACTTTATAGCAGCAGAAAATGAAATCTCAGATCTGCAGACTAAAGCTCTGGTAACTACTGCGCTTAACGGTCAAACTTTGAATAACGATATGGCGGGTACACAGATCCGTCGTCCACAGTTAAGTGCTTGGACTCAAAGCTATTTGGATTTAGGAGCAGTAAATGGTACTGCAACCTTAGACTTTGGTAGTACTGCATCTAATACTGGTGCAAACTTTCAAAAGATCACAACTGCTGGACCTGTTACACTAAATTTTATTAACTGGCCAACCACTGTAGGTACTGGAGCAGTTGGTTACGGTGTCATGCGTGTGTGGATTGTTGTAACCAATGTAACCCATACTATTACTCTACCATCAAACGTTGACATTGCGGTTGCTGATATTGCTGGCTACAATGTTGCAACACAACAAATTACTTTTGATGCGCCAGGAAATTACATTTTTGATATAAGTTCAATCAATAGTGGTGCTGACTATTTAATCTTTGACGTTACACGTAATCGTGCAAGTCTTCGTGATCCCAAACTGTACTACAACGATCAAGTCAATTCAACTCTAATGATCAACTATGGTACAGGATTCCAAACAGCAATGGCTTTGGAGCAAGGACAAGACAGCGTTAGCTCACTAGGTAGTTTTAACTCTGTTGCTGTTGGTAATATTCAATTGGCCAACGTGGCCTATACACAGTTTGACACAGGCAGTATTGGTGGTTACTCTGTAACAGGTGCACGTGGTAATTTGATTACTCCTAGTTATATACAACCAGTTCATTCCGGTGATTTACTAGGATATGTAAATGGCCTGGCCTACACAGGTTCTGCAGGAACTGGTAATGTATTCCAACAGGTAGCAAGTATTGATTTTTTTGCTACAGGTTCTAATGTAGCCTATGGATTGGGCGGTAACATTGCATTCTTTACTGCCGATGACGGTGGTCAAAGCGCCAATAAAATTAATCAAGCAATTGGTATTGAAAATGACCAAAGTGTTAAGTTTTTCAGCAACGTAATCACTGCAAACACCTATGTGCCATCTAGCCATACAGCCGGCGGTGTAACTGGACAAATTTCATATGATGCTAATTATATCTATATTTGTTTAGGACCAAATAATTGGAAACGGGCAAATATAGCCACTTGGTAATAATAAACCATAAACTCATTGACTCCTTACACAAATTGCTATATAATTATGTAAGGAGTTTTATTTTGGAGAATGTATGGGACATCCTTTAGCGCCAGACTTAACTAAACTAACACAAGACGAACTCAATACCAATTATGGTAAATTGGTCTCGCAGTTAAATGCAGCTCATCGGTTTGGACGATCAGACGTTGTTGGTCAAATACAAATGTTATTGCAAGATTATCAGGAAGAAATCAGCAATCGTAATCAAAAGGCCATGGCGGACATGCAACAGACCATAGAAAAAAATTCTAAGAACTTTAAGAACATTATTGACATTCAATGAATTACGACAAATACGGACAAGCTCATTGCAACACTGATGAACTGTGCGACCTACTGTATAAAAATCCCAACTTGGATCTAAATTTATTTTATGTAGATGATCCAGAAGAATATAATGCTAGCCACGGCAAAATGTTTTCTGATTTACCAAAATTAAAGAAATATCTTCCTTTAGATGCTAAAGAAGAAATATCCCTTGAATTATTTGATCAAGCACAGCAGGCTGATTGGTACATGCCCGAGGAATACAAAACTTTAGATATTGCCCAATATATTTTGGATCAGTGCAAAACTGAAGAGGAATTACAAAGAGTTGGTAAAGAGCTACTATTGTATCAAGAACGAGATCTGTTTAATCTTTTGAAATATTTAAAATATTTTGTAGATACAATGAGATTAAATAATGTAGTATGGGGATTAGGCCGTGGATCAAGTGTTGCAAGTTATGTATTATACTTGTTAGGCGTACATAAAATTAATTCATTGTACTACGATCTTCCAATTGAAGAATTTTTAAAATAACAGGAGAAGTAAATGACAAAGATATACAAAACCGCCCGGGGCAAAGCCATTGATATGGACAAGGTCAAATTGACCAACGAAGCCGCGGTAGCTGTGGGAAACATGCGAGTAAATGCTAGAGGCGATTTGTTAGGTTCAGGTAAACAAGTTGTTACAGGCCGTAACGCTATTATGGATCAACTTTACTCTGTTCCAGACGCTGGTTATAGTCCAAACAGCCCAGAAAACACAGCACGCCGCCAGGCCTTAATTGAAGCTAGTAATGCTCAAAAATTAGCAGAGTTATCCAATAATTTAACAGTTCCAGTTACACCAACAGCAACAGACACCGAACCAGCTACGCCTGCTGCACGTGGTAGTCTAGCAAGTTCAGTGGCTAAACCCACTACAGTTACTCAAGAACCTATGCCTTCACCAAAAGAACAAAAGAAATCAAACGGTCCAGGAAGAATCTAACATGCTTGACTCAATTAAAATCAAAACTATACGGGCACTAAACGATCATGTGCTGGTACGAGACATGAATTTTAAAGAACGTAAACTAAGTAGTGGTATCTATTTGTTAAACGATGATGGACGTGGTGCTGGTATCCGTCCACGTTGGGCTAACGTATATTCTGTTGGTCCAGATCAACAAGATGTCCAAGTTGGACAATGGATCCTAGTAGCACACGGTCGTTGGACACGCGGTGTCAAAGTTGAGGACGATACCGGTGAACTTACACTACGCCGTATTGACCCAAATGATATCCTACTAGTATCTGATGTTGAGCCCGCAGGCGATGATACTGTTTCGGACGCTACCCAAATCGATTCCAAAGACCGCTGGTAATATGGGATTTGAAAAACCCAATCTACATCCTGCCAAATTTGCCATAATGAAAAGTTTGGCAGAAATAAAATCCCCATACAATGACGGTTTTACCAGTTCTTCTTGTAAACAAGAATTATATATGTTAAAATGTTGGCTAGAAGATGAATATAATCGTTTGCCAACATTCACTGGGGAAGAACAATGGGAACAGGACAGAGTCGTACAGCTACTCAAGCAGTAGGAAAAATCAAACAACCACCAAAATGCAGTATTTGTCGCCAGGTCATTACAGACTCCTGTACTTGGCGCCAAGGACGTTGTCCGCATGTGCCAGCAACGATATCATCAACAACATTCAAAACACGTTTCAATAATATTATTAAATTTTTCAAAGGTACAAAATGAACCATCTCAAAGTTAGTCTTATTAAAAGTCTAGTACGTATTGCCGCTTGTTATTTTTTAGCATACTGTGATTTCCAAATGGCAGCTGGCCTATTAGCCGGTGCAGAGTTATTGGGTATTGCCGAAGAACTAGTATGAGAAATCTTAAACTAGTTGATGCAGTAATTCAACTGCATGACATTGCTCGTTTAGTCGAAGCCGAAGTTGGAGAATGCGAATTAAGTCAAAGTATCCGTTATGATGCAGATCGGTTACATCAATACTCGATTCAAGACGACAAAGCCAATACAATAGCACAATCAATTATACAACAGGTAAAAGAATGAAAGAACTTTGGACAGAGAAATATCGCCCTAAGACAGTAGCAGATTATGTGTTTACTGATAATAATCAACGTGAACAGGTAGATGCTTGGATTCGGGATGGTGCTATCCCCCATATCTTATTAAGCGGATCACCGGGTACAGGTAAGACCACACTAGCTAAGGTCTTAATCAACGAACTGGCCATTGAAGAATATGATGTATTACACATCAATGCATCACGTGATAACGGCGTGGATTTTATTAAAAGTCGTGTAGAAGGATTTGTTAGTACTATGCCGTGGGGCAAATTTAAAGTGGTGCTCCTAGACGAAGCGGACTACCTGACACACAACGCACAGGCTATCATGCGTGGCCTAATGGAAACATATCAAGAGTCTGCACGTTTTATCCTGACCTGTAATCTGCCACACAAGATCATGGATGCACTACACAGTCGTTGTCAAGGTTTCCACATTGATAAAAGTGACGTAACAGAGTTTACTGCACGTGCAGCAACTATCTTAGTGACCGAAACAGTAGAGTTTGATCTCGATACTTTAGACTCGTATGTCAAAGCAACATATCCAGATCTACGCAAATGTTTGAACTTGCTACAAGCAAACTCAACCACAGGAACGTTAAGTCAACCTGGAGAAAATGATCGCGGTGTCAAGGATTGGAAACTTGATGCTGTAGCTTTGTTTAAAGCAGGTAAGATTGTTGAAGCACGCAAGGTAATTTGTGCTCAATCAAATACAGATGCCACAGATGATGTATTCCGCTGGATGTATGATAACTTAGAGCTATGGTCAAAAACACAAGAAGGTCAAGACGCCGCAATTCTAGCCATACGCAAGGGCCTTGTGAACATTCCCTTAGTAGCAGATCAAGAAATTAATCTTTCAGCAACACTAGTAGAACTAACACAGATTGAACAATAATGATTCTGTATGTTGACGGGGACAGTTACACTACTCCTTGGTATTATGTAGAAGCTCAAGACAGTTACTGGTCTCTATTCGGTGACCATGTAAATGCATCATCTGTTGTTAATTATGCATACATTGGAAAATCAAACGAAGGTATTATGCGTAATGCCACACGATTTGCTATTGAAAATAAAAATACAGAAGTTTTTTTCCTGCTGGGATTTACACATCTTGAACGCCGTGATTTCTTTGCTTCGGAGTTTAGAACAGGTAATGCACCTGACAAAAAAAATCCCAATCCAAAAGAACGTGGGGTGAGAAGTAAAAAACACTCTGGAATTGATTCACCTAAAGAAAACATCATAACCTACAGTAGAGAATTTGAAGAAACGCAATTTCTTTCTAACCTTTTAAACCTGTATGGATTTTTTAAATATGCAAACTGCAAATTTATGTTTCACTTTTGCTCTAAACCATTAGAACATAATCCACTTCCTTTAGTAAATGATTTTTATTTAGAAGTTAGCAATCACAAAGAAATCGTCAATTTGTTTGACAATACCTACGGTACATACAATCAAAAATTGAACATCAGGCCAGCAGATTATAGTCAATATGGATGGGACGGGCATCACGGTCCGGAAGGAAATAAAGCATACTCAGAATTTTTAATTAAAAAATATAAGGAAATTTATGAAAATTAAAGACATACATCTTATCGCATTTTATGTACAAAAGCCACGTGCTGGAGTACAAACACAAGTAGCAGGATGGAACAAGAATCCTGATAACTATCAGTACGACGAACGTATCGAATTTACCAAAGGTTTGAGTAGCAAGGACCGCCAATACGCTGGTGTTATTCTAAACCTCAACGAAAAGAAAGTTGTTTACAACAAGTTCGGTACAGAAAAAACATTTGATGACTTGTTTAAGTATTTCTTAGAAGGTTATCCACAGTATGTTATTCAAACAATGGCGCAGTTGGATATGGCGTACTTAGAGCAGTTTATTCCCCAAGAAGAAGCCACAGAGGAAGTTAAAGTTGAAGCGACACCGGCTGAGTGATAGTGGTGCTCGCGGTTGGTTTGTAGGCGACTTTCCCGAAGCTCTACATCGCACCCCGGACTATGAAGTGTGTTTTCAAACCAACCCCGCAGGCACAATCTATCCTCGACACTATCACAAGATAGTCACTGAAATGCAGTTGATCACTCGTGGGTGCATGATCTTAAATGGTGAAGAATATCGCACAGGAGATGTTTGCGTAGTAGAACCTGGCGATTGGGCTGAAGGTTACTATACTGAAGACACCGATACAGTATGTGTTAAATGGCCTAGTTTACCGCAGGATAAATATTACGTATGAGTATGTTTGACATGTATCGCACTAAAAAGAAAAGGGCTGTGGATCCCAATGCTCCGCCACGTCCCAATCTCTTGAGTCACGAAAAAGTTCTTAAAGACACTAAAGTAACACTAGAGCAACTTCAAACAGAAAATCAACAGTTGCGTAGCCGTTTAGAAGCCGTAGAGTCTAAATTGGCCAATCAAACCTCCTATTTAAACACCCTACATCAATACGTACACACCAAACTCAAAGGCTAATAACCGCCTAGTGTTTTTTTATCCATGTATTGTATAACCCACTCATACTGTTGTCTGAATTGGTCGCTTGACCCGGTATAATAATAGTCAATAAATGGTCCAGAATCTGGAAATGAATCAACCGTCATCCATTGATTATTAAAACCCTCTTCATGGTATAACCCGTCAACTAAATTTGTTAGGTATTCGGGGGACCATCCAAAAATTTCACTAGTGTCTCGAACAAAATATGTTTGTTTATCGAGATGCAAAAAATCTGTAACATTAATTTCATCCAAACGTGTACGCCAAGGCAATATTATAGTCGGCAATCGTAGAGTATGTGCTAAGTGACACAAGCCACCCTCATAACCAATTACAAAATCGCAAAGTTCGTTAAGGATAAAAATTTTATTTTCAACAGATGTATTTTTATTGTCGATGATGTAAGGATCGTATCCTGCGGCTTGAACTAATAATAAAATTTTTTCGTATAATTCCCAAGGATGAAATTTAATATAAGGATATTCTCTAGTAGTAGTTACTAGTTCAAAATAGTCACTATTTTTTATTTGGTCACCATTGTTGATTAGCACAGCAACACCACGTTTGCCACGACGTCCTGTAGTAAACTGTTGTCCAAATAGCTGAACCGAATCAGGCTTTATATATTGATTAAAGACTTTAAAACTTTCTAAAAATCTTGGGTGAGGTGGATTTTGATATAATGGGCAGTAGTTGTCAATAGTTATTGTAATTTGTTCGTTGATGTTAAGTATATCTTTCCACCGATTGTATAGGGATTCTGGTGAAGTGGTTAAATTTACTGGTTGGTTTAAACTGTTGAAAAGGCTCATAGCTATAAGGGTATCTCCCATAGTATGCCCACCACGTTGATATACATTAATCATCTAGTATTTATGGGGTGGTTGACCCCAAATTGCCAAAATGCTATAATGTATTATGAAAACAAAATCTTACCCAACCTTAGACGTACTGTCTGCTTCTATAGCAGCCTATGAGTCAAATGGTCGCAATATACTGCGTAATCCCGTTAGAGGAGATTTGGTTCAGGATCCAAATCGTCAGCTGATCACCAACTATTTGGAAGGTAACGGAGCTCCGTTTGTGGTAAATGATTTTCATCGCAAAGAAGCCGAAGGCATCGTTCAATATCTGCAACAAACGGTAATCATGCAAAGCCTCAAAGGCACACCAGATCGTTTTTTAGGACAAGCAGTTGATCTAATCTCTAATCAAACTATTGCAACACGAGATTTTGGTATTGTTGCTTGGGTACCAAAATTAGCTGACGACTATCAACGCAAAGATCATGTCAGAGAAATCAGTGCTCGCTATGAACACCACAGTCGCTATGTTGGCCACACTCGAGATCGAATCACCACTGACTTTACCTTGCTTGAAAAGCGTTATATTAAAAGTTTAGATTGCTGGGCAGTATATGGCTATGACGGTGCAGGTAATTTGTTGTTTTACTGGGCTCGTAGCTTAGACAAGATCTGTGAGGTAGGTAAGATATCAGCTCGTATTAAAGATCACCGTGAGGACGAGTATAAAAATAATGCTCGTGTTACTGTGCTTAACTATGTAAAGGTCCTATGAAAGAATCAGTTATACTAGTAGATGCCGACGGCGTCCTGCTTAATTGGGAATATGCGTTTGAAATTTGGATGGAGCAACACGGCTTTGAATTGATTCCAGGTGGAGAACTAAACTACGACATGAGTGTGCGTTACGGTATATCAAGACCGCAGATTGTTAAGTTAATCAAAATGTTTAATGAAAGTGCTGCCATTGGATTCCTACCGCCTCTGCGTGATAGTATGCACTATGTTGAAAAACTACACAAAGAGCATGGATATGTATTCCATTGTATCACATCAGTAAGCGTAGAACCTAATGCTGTCAAACTGCGTGAAATGAATCTACGCAAGTTGTTTGGAAAGACGGTATTTCAAAAAATTATTTGTTTAGATACCGGTGCACCAAAAGACTCTGCACTATACCAGTACAGGGACACAGGCTGTTGGTGGATTGAAGATAAAGTTGAAAATGCTGAACTAGGTGCTGACCTAGGTCTTAATAGCTTACTCATGGAACATGGTCATAATATGAATCACTATCATGACCATGTACGTACAGTTAAAAACTGGCGGGAAGTTTACGAAATAATCGTAGGTCAAACCTCCCCGTAAATCTTAAGTATTTCAAGTACCGCAGGATGGCGTTGAATGTCTCGGTGTTCAAATTCTACACCACTAACGTAGTTACACTTTTTATAGCTTTCTACTAGATTTTGGAAATCCAATAATCCGTTTTCGCCTTCGCTACGATCTGCCTGACGTGTATCGCCAGTAACAATCATCTTTGAGCCTTCGCCTAATCGTGTGAGTAACATTTTCATCTGACTTGGTGTCGCGTTTTGCATTTCGTCTGCAATAATCCACGAGTTTTTAAATGTTCTTCCTCTCATATATGCCAGGGGAGATATCTCAATCTGTTGTTCATCTAGCATACGTACAATTTCGCTTTGGCGATAGTATTCTCCAATGATGTCAAATATAGGACGGGTCCACGGAGCCATCTTTTCATTCAAATCACCAGGTAAGAATCCATGCTCTTCGTCATCAACACCTACCGCTGGTCTGGTAACCACAATGCGATCACATGCACCCGATCTAAAGGCCTTGAGTGCTGCTAGTACGGCCAACATAGTTTTACCGGTACCTGCTGGACCTGTTGCAAAAACTATCAGGCGGCTAGGATCAGTTAATAGATCAATATATGTTTCTTGTGTTAGGCTTTTTGGTAGAAGTGTTATTGGACGTTGTTGAGGTTTTGAATTTTTTTGATACAAGTCCATTCTTACTGTATTGTTACTGCTGAAACTGCTGATACTGCTATCGTTTACTAATAGAGCGGAAGCTCTCTTTTGACGTCTAGACAATCTTGTCTCCTTGAAGTAGTAGTGTCGTGCTACCTACACAAGTATTTAGGCTCTGGTTTCCTGATGATAAACAGCGTGTTTATATACAACTCATTTGGATTAAATATTATGCTGAGTTGTTATTTCTTTACCCATTCTGCATAAATCCTATTATTAGAGTCCCAATCAAGTTCATTAACAGTAAAACCAAATTTTTCAGCGAGCCTATGGTGATCGTCAAACGACCACGGATAAAAGTCAATTGATTCACAGTCTGGATTTTTATGATCTTTACGGCCGGGATTACAACGCCAATAAATTCTCGAATTTTTTGTTTTTAGTAATTGCACCACTAGACCAATTTGATGTTCGATATCTTCTACAGATCCAAAGTTGATTGATCCTAGACAAAAGGCCGCATCGAATCTAATGACATTGTTTTGTTTGGCATAGTCTTCGAGACTTAACTGCAAGTCGGATCAATATCCACAATAGATTTTAATCACGGATAAATAATAGTAGCAACGCCGACACTCTTGTTGACGTCAGACGCCTGGGGTAAGTACCCTTTTACTACTGTGATACACGTAGAACGCCAGCCAAAATACATATACATAAAGGAATTAAAAATGAAAACAACTAAAATTCGTTGGGTTATTGCTCACGAACCATTGAGTCTATTTGTGCGTGCTGCCAAAGATTTCCAAGACTTTGTTAATGCCGCTCAAACAGCTGAAAAGATTGAAGTAGAAGTTATGACATTGGCTGAGTATTCACAAAAGTATAATGATGGTGTTGTAGTTACTAAACATGACTTACTTGACCTAATGGAACAAGGTAAGATTGAAATGAGCCAAATGTACACAACTTGGTTAGCTGAAAAGTATGAACAAGATATGTTGGCATTAGAAATGCCATTTATTTTTGAAGATCATGATCACGCTACTCGTGTGTTAGAAGGCGAAGTTGGCGAATTCTTGTTAGACAAGATTACAGAAAAATCAAATGTACGTGGCATGGCATTTACATACTCGGGCGGTTTCCGCAATGTGTTGAGCAACAAACAAGTAAGTACACTAAAAGGGTTAACTGATGAAGATCAGAACTAACCGTAATCCTGTAGCACAAGAAACATTTAAAGCATTGGGTGTTGATGAACCTTATGTTTGTGAAATCGAAGACCTAGCTGAACATATCAAAGCAGGTGATTGTGATGCAGGCGAAGGTGTATACAGCCGTGTTTACCCGTTGGGACAAAACGAAGTTACTAAAAGTGTAATTGATAGCAAGCATAGTTTATTCTTAACCACTATGATTATGCGTAATGACTTTTGGCAACAGTTAAGCCCAGAAGTACGTGCTGTAATCAAAGATGCTGCTATCAAAGCCGGACGTAAAGAACGCGAAGCAACTATTGCCGATGGTGAAGAAGCTCGCGAACGTTTATTAGCCGAGGGCGTTAATATCCATGACCTAACCCCCGAAGAACGAGCAGATTGGAAAGCCAAAACCCAGTCAGTGTATGAAAAGTTTGAGCCGACTTTTACCCCAGGCTTGATTGACCAAATCAAACGTAGTTAAATTGATGTAAGTGTGTGGTTGACATACACTTACATTTCTTATACAATTACATAATCTAAATTAGGAATCTTTATGAAAAAAATTATAGCAATTTTGCTATCTACCTTTGCACTGACTGCGGCATCGGCTGAAAACGTAACAATCATTTATTCTTGGACCGCAGGCGATACTGCCGCTAACTACTATCGTGCTTTGGCCGAATCGGCTAACAAGCTACAGTCAAAATACAACTTTATTGTTGATTACAAGCCTGGGGCTGGAGGTGCTATTGCAGCAGCTCATGTGGCAAAAACCCCTAATACTATTTTAGCAACCAGTTCGGCTTTCTTTATTCGTTCTAACTTGTATCCAGAGTCAGGTTACAATCAAGACAACTTCCAAGAACTTATGCCTGTGTGTTTTGGACCATTCGGTATTAGTTCATCCAAATACAAGTCCTGGAAAGAAGTACCCACCGACAAAAGATTGACCATTGGTATGAGTGGTATGGGCACAACTACACACTTGACTGCTATTCAAATTGCCAAACGATATCCCAATTTAGATATTCTTGCATTTAAGAGTACCAGTGAAGCAGTTATGTCTGCACTGAGTGGGCAAACTGATTTTGCAGTTAACCTTCTTGGCGATACCACACAGTACGAAAAAGAAAATAGTACCAAGTCACGCATGTATGTGTTAGGCATAGGTGGTTCTGTTTCTATCAACAACAAACCACTACTGCTTGATCAAGGGTTTGGGCCGGCTATGGCCCGTATGGGAAGTCCAGCACAGTTAATTGTCCCTACCAATGTATCAGAAGAAAAATATTCAGCCTGGCGCAAAGTATTAGTGGAAGCCGCAAAAACTCCTTTAGTTAAAAAAGCTATAGCAGATGATTTTTGTAGTCCTACAAGAGAAATGCTAAATGAAAATCCAGTTGCATACTACAACGAATCAAAGTATTTCTGGAAAAAGATGACCGACGGGATATCAGTCAAGTAATGGCTATACGTGAACAAAATCCCAGGTTAGGTTTTTATCAAGTAGGGGAACAGAGATATTTTAATAAAGTAGATGCACTTATTGAAGCTACTAAACAAAATATCTTCCCTGAGTGGAATTATAATAAAGAAGAGTTTGATCAGGTCGACTGGCTTGTTGAACCGTCTACCCCGCTACAAGAATTATATCGAATACGTGCTCAACAGATTAGAGAACGTTACGATTATATCCGTCTCGAGGTCAGTGGCGGTGGTGATAGCAGTACTGTAGTTTATAGTTTTATCAAGAACAACATACATCTCGATGAAGTTGTATTTCGTTATCCCAAGGCTGGTGAAAAGAATGTCACTGATGATCCCTTTAATACCAAACCCGAAAATACACTAAGCGAATGGCGCTATGCTGCCAAACCCTTGTTAGACTGGATTGCTGTACACAGTCCAAGTACAAAAATAACAGTACATGATTACAGCATTGACATGCTCAATAGTAAACACGATGAAAGTTGGGTGTATGATACTAGAGATTATTTCCAGCCCGGACATCCTTTTAAATTTACAGTTGATGCTGTAGACGATCACAAAGAAACATTAAATCAAGGCAAAAGTATTTGTCTATTATGGGGCATTGATAAACCCAAGATATGTATCAAGGATGGCCATTGGTATTTGTATTTCATGGATATACAGGCCAATAGTGCCAATCCCAATGTAGGAGATTATACCAATGTTACCAATGAATATTTTTATTGGAGTCCAGATCTGCCCGAGCTACTGGCTAAACAAGCACATTTAATTAAAAATTGGTTTAATTTACAGTCTAATCAATATCTTCAACATCTAGTACGTTGGCCAAATTACAGTTTTAGTCAGCGCACTACATTTGAACAAATTATTAAACCCTTGATATACCCTGACTACGATCATACTACATTTCAGACTAGCAAACCTACCAATAGTTTTTACAACGAAATGGACTACTGGTTCTATACAAACTTTCAAGATACCCATGCATACAATGTATGGAAGGCAGGACTTGCGTTCTTAGTTGATAACATAGACCTTAAATATTTCAACAAGGAATTAGGAAAACCTGTGGGATTTGTAGGGTTTTTAAGTCCATTTTATAAAATTGGCACAGCAAATTACCAAAGTACCGGTGCTAACGAATTCTATAAGTTCTAATATCAGATAAATAACTGTACTATGCCGGCTAATATTAGAGACCTACTAAACAATACAAAAGAAATATTCATGACGGATTCAGCAGTCTCAACCCTGCTGGATTTTGAACGTGTCTTAGATGAACTCGATCTTTATGCTTTTGAACATTGGAAGCAAGGTGAACTTGTAGAGGGTCCTATCTACGAAAAATACTTTGTGACCTGCACATTTATGTGGCCCTACAAAAAAATGCCAAACCCCAAGGGTGCAGCACGATTAGCCGAATACGACTGTAATGTTGAGTACAAACAAGACTTTTTTGAGCACACAAAAAAAGTAAAAGATCCCAAGGATTTTAAACCAGGAACTAAAGTACCTAAAATGGTTCAAACACCAGTTTGGTTAGTTACTATTGTTATGCCTAAAAAGCTGATGAAAGACATTGAGCAGGGTGCTTTAGAATTAGCTAGTGGTACAGTTGACCTAGAAGATATTGACCAAGCATATGAAACTGGTGAAGATGAAAATTCTAACGTGTCAGGTCCTGAGGAAAATGTTCAAAATGCATAAGTTATTTGAAGGCCTAGAACTAGGCGATCTAAAGCGTTTGGTTCACCCTGAATTACACGTTGATGAATTTAAAAGCAAACTGGGCGACGACTCAGACGTTATTGTACTAAGTTTTAAACTCAGTGCCAAAGAATCAGCTGCTGATCTGGTTAGTTTTGTTGAAAAAGGCTACGACTGGGTTTTAGATGCCGACCTCAGTTCAGGTGAAATGGAAGACGGTAGTTATATCGTGTTTGTTGAACTTGATCGTGACAAATCTGCTCCCGAAAATATCATGAGCTTGATGAATGACCTAATGAATGTAACTGATCAACAAATTGAAGATTGGCGTGTACGTTACTATAAAGCTCACAAAGAAACTGCTTTAAGCCTAGAATCCCTACAAGACTTAATTCCCCTAACTCCAGAAGCCTACGAGAGAGAATACGGTCAAGAAGCCATTGACAAACTAAAAGCTGTAGCAGGTGTAGAAGTTACTACCAAAGCACCCAAAAATGATTACACAGAATCTCTAAGAAATCTGGCTGGAATCATACGCTAACACAGTTGTAATATCTCAAATAGTATAAATTGCTAAATACTTACATCAAGTAAGGAGTTAGCTATGGCGTTTCAATTCAATTTTACTCAGGACCAGTTACAGCAATTTTTGCCACAAAATCAGCACGTACCTCATTGGTACGAGGCATTATGCAAAGTATTACCTGACTATGACATCAGTACTGTAGCACGTGTTGCGGCCTTTTTAGGTCAGACAGCAGTAGAATCTGCTGGCTATACAGCAATCCAAGAAAATCTAAACTATCGTCCAGAGACTCTAATGAAGTTATTTGGTCATCATTTTAGCGGTATGGATGAAATTCAACAATACTGTTCGCAACCTAACAAACAAGAAGCTATTGCTAATCGCATCTACGCTAATCGCATGGGTAACGGTGACGAAGCTAGTGGAGACGGATGGCGCTTTTGTGGTCGTGGCTTGATTCAGCTCACTGGTCGTGCCAACTATACAGCATTTGGACAAAGTATCGATAGTACACCAGAACAGGTCAGCGAGTTTTTGTTGACCTTTGAAGGTTGTGTACAGTCAGCTTGTTGGTTCTGGGAAGCAAACAGTTTAAATGATGTTGCTGATGCCGGTGACATGAAAACCATGACACACAAAATTAACGGTGGATTCCTTGGATTAGATGAGCGTATTGCTCACTACCAACGAGCCCTACAGATACTACAATCATAATGTTTGAACTAATAGTCAATCACTTCTTAGGTAACATACCCACCTGGGTATTTCCCGTTATGGCCGGTGGTGGTGTAGCTACCTACATCATTGCTGGTATTGCTAGCCATATTCCACCTGTTAGACTGTATGCCTTAATAGCACGTCCCGTTGCTTTTATAGTATTTGTTCTGGGTGTGTTCTTTTATGGCGGTGCTGGAGTAATTGCTGTTCAACAGCAGGCCCTGCAAGAAGCTCAACAGAAAACTCAGCTAGCCGAACAAGCAAGTGCAGATGCTAGCAAACAACTAGCAGATGCATTAGCTGCAAATGAACATCTGGTGAACGGACGAGCATATGGTGTTAAGCAGATTATCACAAAAGATAAGGCTAAGATTGATCGTGACTGTGCAAAACTTAACGACGATGCATGGGAAGATTATAACCGTGCTGTAAAAAATTCGGGCAGCAAAATATTGGATACTAAGAAATGAAAAGATTAATTTTGGTATGTATAATGTTTGCACTCACGGCCTGTGCTAGTAATCAAGCACAGATTATTCCAAAGTGGCCTACAGCACCTACAGATTTACAACAACCAGCACCGGAGCTAACTCCCTTAGCGCCTGAGCAGAGAAACCTAAGCGATTTGATTGAAAATTCAAACGAAAACTATACACAATACTACATACTCAAAGAAAAGTATGAAGGTTGGCAAAACTGGTATAATACCCAACAAAAAATTTGGCAAGGCCTACAATAATAAAGGAGCGGAAGATGGCATTAATTGATTCAGTATTAAACATGATTAGTAAAGGTCGCAAAGAACCTTTAACAGGCTCACGTTCAGAACGTGAAGCAAAGATCAAAGACAAAGCAGGTATGGTCATCAACGTGTTTGCCGCATTGTTGGCATTCAACACAGTTATCGGTGGCGGTCTTAGTTCAACAGTAATGAACAACACTATTAAAGCAAACGATCTTTGGAACTTTTATCAAGCTAAATCGATCAAGCAAACACAATATGAACTAACTGCATTAACAGTTAAAGATCCTGTGTTGGCTAAAAAGTTTAGTGACAAAGCCGCTAGCTACGAAGAAGGTGAAGAAGGCAAGAAGGCCTTGTATGCACACGCTAAACGACTAGAAGCAGAACGCGACCTAGCTAAAAAGAAATCACCCTGGATTGGCTATGCGTCAACTGCATATCAGTTAGCAATCGTGCTACTATCTGCCAGTATCTTGGCAGTACGTATGGAACTGTTCTGGGCCAGCTTCTTAGTTGCCGGCACAGGCCTACTATTAATGAGTCAAGGCCTCTGGCTTTGGTTTTGATATGCGCAGACTCATATTAGCCCTATTTGTATTGAATTTATCTGGTTGTGCTGTATATGATGCAGTGACTATGACCAAGTATGATCCTAACGAATATCTGCTAATATCTGAAATACGTGTTGATGCTCGACACTATGCTCAAGCATGCGGTAATCCTGTTATGAGCCAACCTAATGCTGTAGCTATGGCACAAAAGACTGAGTTATTCGAAGCCTACAGTGAAAACTTACCTAGTAACGGCGATGGTACTAAAGCTGCTAAAGCCTTAAACGAAATAGCTCAGGGGTTAGTTACACAATACAACACAGGTACGCCAGTCAGCCCATTTTTTTGCAAATTGAAGTTTGAAGGAATCGAGCATAGTGCCGATACAATACAACACGTTCTAGGGAATAGACCAAGATGACATTAGATGATATCAACAACCAATTAGCAGCACTGGTAAACTCAGGTGATCCTACCTTTGCCAATGCCGCAAATTATGTAGCACAAGCAACACAAGCAGCACAATCTGGACAGTTAAGTCCACAAGAGCTAGCGGAAACGCTAAAAGACGTGCAACGACAATTGGAAATTATCCAGGATATGAGCCAGTTGCAGTTTAAAGAAACATTAAATACTTGCATCAACGGTCTGTTACTGATCGCTGGAGCAATCTAAGGAGAATCAAATGAGTATTGAAAAGAAAATTGCAGATGCACTATTAGGAGCATTTAGCAAAGCCAAGACTGTTGAGACGGCAGTTATCAACGAAGTACAAAAAATCGAACACGCAATTTTGGGTGAAGTCAAAACAGTTTTTGATCAAGCTCGCGAAGATGCGCTAGCCGCAAACGATTTAGTCAACAAACTAAAAGCAGATTTGCAAGACGCATTGACCAAGGCCGCTGAACTGCATCAAACGGCAGTTGATGCCGCCAATGCCGCACGTGCCGCTGCCGAAGCTGACGTTGAGAAATATAAGACATTAGCTGCTGCTCATGCCGCTGACTTAGCTACACAACAGAGTCAAATTGTTTCTCCAGCACCAGCTCCAGTAGTTGACGCTCCAGCACAATAATAAATCAATCTGTAACATTTAAATCCACAGTAAAACATAAATAGTGTTATACTGTGGATTTTCAATGAAAACAAAAATACTGTTTATTCTCAAGAGACGAGAAGACTTCAATCCTGTCAAACATTCTCCCCTAGGCCTGTCAACTGGCCTATTTAATTCTGCCAACTTTATGGTTGAAATGTTGAATGACCTAGGTATTGACACTACTATTGAAGTTGCTATTGATAATAACTGTATTGATAGGCTAGTAACCAAGCATCAACCAACACATGTTATTGTTGAAGCACTATGGGTAGTTCCTAGTAAGTTTAGTGTCTTAACCAAACTACATCCTGGTGTTCGATGGATCATTCGACTGCATTCAGAAATGCCCTTTATGGCTGGTGAAGGTATGGCCATGGACTGGTTAGGGGATTATATCAATTTCCCACAGATTGATATTGGTGTAAATGCTCCACGTATGCTTGACGAAGTTAGAACATACCTGAGTACTAAAAAAGGATGGGGTCAAACAGAAACCGATAGTCGTATTTTCTATCTTCCAAATTACTATCCACAAGACTATGTAACTAAAGAATTTGATCGCAACAAGTATTGGGTAGACATTGCGTGCTTTGGTGCAGTACGTCCCTTAAAAAATCATATGGTGCAAGCAGTAGCGGCACTAAAGTTTGCTAACAAAATTGGTAAACAGTTGCGTTTTCATATCAATGCGGGCCGTGTTGAAATGCAGGGCAGTCCTGTGCTACATAATCTACGTGGATTTTTCCAGCAATTGGCCGACACTGGACATCAGCTAATTGGGCACGAATGGGCTCCACGTGAAGAATTCTTAAAAACCTGTGCTAGTATGGATATCGGTATGCAATGTAATTTTTCAGAAACGTTTAACATTGTGTCAGCAGATTTGATTAGTCAAGGTGTACCTATTGTAGGTTGCAATGAAATTCCTTGGGCAACACGTTTTTGTTGGGCCGACCCCACAGAAAGCAGTCAAATAGCCAACGTCCTACTAAGAACTTATCGACGTCCACAAACTAACGTATGGTTTAATCAGCGTAATTTAACTAAATACACAGATAAAACAAAGCGTATATGGACTACGCAATTTAAGGAAAAATAATATGAGCCGAGTACACAGAGTGAGAACACATCACTGGCGCAATGGTCGTTTAGAAGTCAAAGATGCATTTTTTGGTTCAGAAGCCGAAGCACTGACATTTGCCAACAGCGTCGAAATGGCAGATAGTATTAAAGTTTTTGATCACGAACATAATATTACACACAATTTATCAGGACAAACGCCTGACACATACGCTTAAGGATTGAGTATGTCACACAAAGTAAGAAAACACAGTTGGATCAATGGCATCCTACATTTTACAGATCATTTATTTGAGGAACTTGAAGAAGCATTAGGATTTGCTAAAGATCAAACTGATGCACATTCTGTTAAAGTATACAATGCCCAAGATCAAGTAACACACGAGCTAACCCCACAAAATACTAACACTTACGCATAAATACACTTATAAAATCAATTATAAGGAGCTAGGTATGTCAAAGAATAAAAGAGAAGATTGGATGCAGACTCTATGGCGTCCAATGATGGGCTGGATGTATATGTTAATATGCGTCGCAGACATGATGGTGTTTCCAGTACTATGGGCCTTATGGCAAGGTATGAACCATGTACCTATTACACAGTGGAACCCGTTAACACTTCAAGGTGCTGGCTTATTTCACATTGCTATGGGTGCTGTATTAGGTATTTCAGCATTTGGTCGAACACAAGAAAAACTAGCAGGCACAGCAGCTAATCCAACAGCTACAGAACAAATTTCTGTTAACACTACTAACATGAGTGGTGTACCAGCTGGCATGGCCGGTGGTATGGGTGGTGGTATGGGTGGCGGTATGGGTGGTGGATTTGGCGGAGGTATGAACTCAGGTATGGGTGGTGGATTTGGCGGCCAATCAACCGGGGGCTTCGGCGGCGCAAGCTCAGGTAGCTTTGGCGGAGCAAGCAGTGGTGGTTTTGGTGGCGCATCCGCAGGTGGTTTTGGTTCAACACCAGCCACAGGTTCATTTGGCGGCGCTAGTGCAGGTGGATTTGGTAGTACCGCAACTACACCGACTACAGGTGGCTTCGGTTCAACCACACCAACAACCCCAACTTTAAACGCAAGCGGACAAAAAGTTGTACCTCAAACAACACAACCTTTAATGTAAGGAATTTAAAAATGAAAAAACTATTATCAATCTTAATCATGGCGATGATCGCTACTACAGCAGTTGCCGCTACTCCAAAAAAAGAAATTAAAAAGCATAAAAAAGCAGAAGCATCAATCAAGGTTGCAGACGATAAACCAACTGCACCTGCCAAGAAAAAGAAATAATCCATTTTCTACAATTTGATAGCCGGTAAGTTGACTCTGCCGGCTTTTTCATTTATAATAGCACTATGAATTATTACGAAATTTTAGGGGTTGGGGACAAATCTTCTCCCGACGAAATCAAACGAGCTTATCGAAAACTAGCTAGTCAGCATCATCCTGACAAGGGTGGAGACAAGGCCAAGTTTCAAGAAATACAACAAGCATACGACACACTCAGTGACCCAAATAAACGTCAACACTATGACATGCAACGTAATGGCTTTGGTGGTGGTGTCGGTGATGAGAATGTGATATTCCGTTGGCACAGTGGTGGCGTGAATCATCCCAACATTGACGAAATATTTAGAAATTTTGGTTTTGGGTTTGGCGGAGATCCTTTTGCACAAGCTAGACAACAACAAAGACGCAACAAAGACCTGCGTATTGAAATTGCATTACCCCTAGTTACAACCTTAGAAGAACAATCAAAAACTATCAGTGTACAGACTACTAACGGTCATCGTGAAACAGTAGAAGTTAAAATACCAAGGGGTGTGACCAATGGTACACAAATTAAATATTCCGGACTTGGAGATAATTTATTCAATACTTTACCTCGAGGTGACCTTTATGTTCATTTTAAAGTACATAATGCCGACGGATTTATTACCAATGGCATTGACTTATACCACCGAGCTAGTGTAAACTGTTTACTAGCAACAGCAGGTGGTGATATTACCATAGTGGGATTAGATAGCAAAACATTTATATTAACTTTACCTGCCGGAACTCAACCTGGTATAAAATTTAGATTACCAGAACAAGGTTTATACGAATTAAATTCAGATCGTCGAGGAGATTTATACGTTGAAGTAGCATTGACTGTACCACAAAACCTTACTACAGAACAATTAGAAATAGTTCGTTCATTAACTAATCCACAATAAATATTTTTATGATCCAACACAATCCAGAAATTGAAGTTATTATTGCTAGTGCAACTGATCTAGCAAAAAATTATAACCACGAATATGTTACCATAGAACACTTAACACACGGACTTGTAACATTTAAACCATTTAATGATTTACTTGTGGCCTATGGTATAGATGCTGATGCTCTAGTTAAAGACCTCGAGGATTATTTAAATAAACAAACATATCTAGTTTCCCCTGACGCAGATCATATTCCAAAGAAAACTCACAGTCTTGAAAGAATTTTTAATCGTGCATTTACACAGGTCCTGTTTAGTGGACGTAATCATGTACAAGTCATTGATATCTTTTTAAGTATAGCCAGCGAAGCAAATAGCCACGCAAGTTATTTCTTTATCAAATATGGATTAGAACGCAGTCAATTGGTTGAATTCTATAATCAAAATTATGTAGAAAGTAAAGCCAAACGTTTGCCGGCCAATGCACGTGCCGATGATATTCTACGTGAATACTGTGAAAATTTAAATGTGCAGGCCAAAGACGGTAAAATTGATCCAGTAGTCGGACGTGAATTTGAACTAGATGAAATAGCACAGGTCTTGGCCAAACGTAACAAGTGTAATATCTTAATGGTTGGTGATGCCGGTGTGGGTAAAACAGCTATTGCCGAAGGACTTGCCCGCAATATTGTTGAGGGTAGTGTTCCCGAATACTTACGCGACTACACAGTATGGAATTTAGATATTGGGTCATTGCTTGCTGGATCTAAATATCGTGGTGAGTTTGAAGAAAAGTTTAAAGATGTCATTGGTGCACTACAGGCCAAAGGCAAGTGCATCTTGTTTATTGATGAAGCACATCAAATGCGTGGAGCTGGTTCAGCTAGTAACAGTTCAGTAGACTTTGCTAATATGATTAAACCTGCACTGGCCAAAGGACAAATTAAAGTTATTGCATCAACCACTTGGGAAGAATACACACAATCATTTGAAAAAGATCGTGCCCTTATGCGTCGCTTTGTACGTATGACCATCGAGGAACCAACTCCCGCAGTAGCTAAAGAAATCTTACATGGCCTTAAAGAATATTTTGAAGCATTCCACGAAGGGTCAATCAGTGATGAAGCTATTGATGCCGCTGTTGATTTGAGTGTTCGTTATCAACCAGACAAGAAGTTACCAGACAAAGCCATTGACTTAATTGACACAGCCGCAGCTAAATTAAAAATTAATGCCATAGCATGGACTGTGCGTAAGAGTCATATCGTTGACATTATCAGTAAGTTTACTAAGATTCCCGCAGAACAAATTGGATCTGAATCAACTAAAAGTCTTGTGGGGCTGGAAGAAACAATCAAAACTAAACTATACGGACAAGATTCTGTAGTAGATACAGTCCTGGATAAAATTTATGTAGCACGTGCTGGACTAAAATCAATGAACAAACCAATTGGTAATTTCTTATTCCTGGGACCAACTGGTACTGGTAAAACAGAACTTGCTAAATTGTTGGCCGAAGGTATGGGCATGAAGATGCTACGTTACGATATGAGTGAATATCAAGAAAAGCATGCAGCCGCTAAATTAATTGGTGCTCCTCCAGGTTATGTTGGATATGATGACTCAAATCTTGGTGGCGGATTATTAATCAGCGACATTGAAAAGAATCCTAACTGTGTTGTTCTATTTGACGAAGTCGAAAAAGCACACCCGGATGTAATGAATATCTTACTACAGTTAATGGACGAAGGTACTATTACAAGTAGTAACGGTAAAAAAGCAGATGCACGTAACGCCATTATTATTCTTACCAGTAACCTTGGTGCTGCAGATAACGAACGTAATAACATTGGCTTTGGTCGTGAATTACAAAAGTCTGGTGAAGATGACAAAGCAGTTAAAGACTTCTTTAAACCAGAGTTCCGCAATCGTTTAGATGGTGTTTGTAAGTTTAATAAGTTAGATACTATCAGTATTAAGAAGATTGTTGCTAAGTTTATTAACGAAATGAATGATCTACTAAGTGAAAAATCACTGAAGATTCGGTTAACTGAAGCAGCAACAGATCATTTAGCTGAAGTTGGCTACGATAGTAAAATGGGTGCTCGTCCTTTAGGTCGTAAGATTAACGATTTGATTAAAGTACCACTAAGTAAAAAGATTTTGTTCGACACTATTCCTGCACACACCGTAATTGAAGTCGATTGGCGGGATGATGCTTTTGAATTTACTGCTCTGGGTCAATTTATCCCAGCAACTCCTATGATTGATGCTAATGGATATATCAAAATGGATTCTGTACAATCCTAAGATTGTACGGGATCATACTTCTAAAAAGTTTTATGGGCGGTATCTATATAGATTAATCGTATTTTGTCCAGCTGGTCGTGCTGTAGACAGTAAAAGGTCAGTGGTTGATGAATTAGAACATCGCAGAGTCTTATCCGTAAATATCAAAGGATGGTGGGGAGAAAGACTAGCAAAAAATATAGACAAGGCTGATCCTGAATTCCTTGAGCGTATGAAAGCCTTAAGGCATCAGCGATTACCTAATATTAAAATGCGAATTGAAGAGCCTCGACTACAACTATACGCTAATTCCGAAGAAGAATTAACAACTATAATTGATACATATTTTAGTCCCAAAGACCACGTCTATATTGAAAATATCACTGGCCCAGAAGATGATACTTCAAAGAATTTATTAGATTCTGGTGCTATTATACGCAAAAAGAATCTTGGCTATAGCCATAAAGTTGTGCTCCGTGATGGTAAGTATTCGAAAGACGTTAAGGACAGCATACTAAACTATCTTAATTCTCTTGGGCCAGAAATGGTTAAAATACCCAATGGATTTTTGACCATGCTAACCAAATCTAGTAGCTACATGTGGAATGGATATTTTTACACAAATGATCCTAGTGTCACTACTTTTATTGCATTAATTTCTCCAGGTTTGGTTTCAAATATTCACGAGCTGGTTGTAGTGGCCGATAAATAATAGCATATTATTCAAGGAGCCTGTGATGGCAAAATTACAAGAAGATGTGCTGGTTATTAAAATCAGTAAATTAATTAAAGATTCAGACACCGCTGGTACAGCCGTAAATGAAGACCTAATTACTAGTTTAGAAGCAGTAGTACAAGAATTAGCAGGTGCAGGCACACTTGTTGAAGTAACATCAGCCTAATCAATTAACTAAAGAGAGATATCAATGAGCGATAAGAAAATCAGTCAAGCCGATGCTGTGAATTTAATCAAAGCAGCAGCCGCAAAACAAAAACAAGCAGCCGCTGCTCCAGTGGCACAACCACAAGGTCAAGGTCAACCGTTTGACTTTAGCAAAATTCACTTGCACATTGGTATCCCATGCTATGGTGGTATGGTTTCAGAACCAACAATGACCAGCTTCCTACGGTTTACATTACTAGCCGCACAAGCTGGTCTAAATTGGTCATTAGACACAATGGTTAACGAATCATTAGTAACACGTGCTCGTAACAATTTAATGGCTAAGATGATGACTAACACACAGGCCACTCACTTCATGTTTATTGATGCTGATATTCGTTTCCAACCAGAATCAATTCTAAGTATGTTGGCTTACGATAAAGAAGTCATCGGTGGCTTGTATCCTAAGAAGGCCCTACCTGTAAGTTATGTTATTAACTTGATGCCACAGACTAAGATTCAAGGCGATATCTTTACAGTAGATACAATGGGCACAGGCTTCTTACTATTCAAACGTTCAGTATATGAAAAGTTAATTGCTGCACATCCAGAGTGCAAATATGTAGACGATGTAGGTCTAGGTAAGCAGTACGAGCCAATGATGTACTCAATCTTCGATTGCAAGATCGACGAACGTGGTCACTATTTGTCAGAAGATTGGCTATTCTGCCGTCGTTGGCAAGAACTAGGTGGCGAAATTTGGGCACACAGTAAAGTATTGTTGAACCACGTTGGACATTACGAATATGCTGGTGACTTAGATAAGATTGCTATCGGTCAGCGTGGTAGCATGGGTATCATTGAAGATACACTAAAAGCACAGGGTGCTCAAATGGAAAAAGCACTACAAGCAACACCAACACCATAACAATGTCTAGTACAGAAAATCTTCATTTTAAAATTGGTCTTTCGGGCGTATACTGGGATAAAAAACCCCAGTATACTGTCTTAGTAAATGACACAAAATACTCCGAAGGTATTATCTCCCAAGAGTCGGGCATAGTTGAATTTGTTGAATTTGATGTTTCAGTTGATGAAGGTCCCTGTAAACTTACGATTCGATTTGAAAATAAAACCAATGATCAAGTGGTCAAAGATGACGAAACCAAAGAAGATTTTGTGATTGTCAAAGACATGTTATTACATATTGATAGCGTTGAGATTGACGATATTGATATAGGTGAATTAACGTGGAGAAAAAGCACATTTGTTGGGGACGATCCCTCCAGGCCTGTGCTTGATAACTGTGTAGATCTAGGATGGAACGGCTCGTGGACCTTACCGGTCGAATCACCCTTTTACATATGGTTGCTTGAAAACATTTAAAGATAAATATAGTAATAGAGAACTGTTACTATGTTTATTAATGAATTAGCCGAACGGCGTGTTGTTGTTATTTTTTGTGGTAGATTCCAGCCCTTCCATCGCGGACATGCTGCAGTCTACAACAACCTAGTTGGTACATACGGACGTGAAAATGTCTATATTGGCACCAGCGGTAAAGTAGAACTCCCAGACAGTCCTTTTACACTTTCCGAACGAGTTTATTTCATGAACTTGTTGGGAATTCCATCTGATCGCATACTACAGTTATCAAACAACTATAACCCCGATGTTGCTGCCAAAGCACTGGGAATCAATGATCTTAGCCATACTGTTATGATCTTCCCTGTAAGCCAAAAAGACGTAGATGAAAAACCAGGCTTATTCAATGGCGGAACAAAATCAGACGGTACTCCAAAAAAATTACAACCCTTACCCAATGATCAAACCTCAGTTGAAAGTGCAGATAAACACGCATACGTTCAAACTGTCAAAGTACAAGAATTTGAAATACTAGGACAAAAAATTACTGGTGCTACTAGCATTAGAAATTTATACGCAAAAGCCGATAATGCTCAACGTCAACAAATAATCAAAGATTTGTACGGACGTTATACTCACGAAGCTCAACAGATTATGGATAATAAACTGTTGCCAGCAAAATCTGTAGAACCACCACAGTTAAAAAATAAAGCCCAGCTACAAAAGGTAGGAAAACCCGAACCAGTTGGTGAAGCCGCGGGTGTAGGTGTTGTTGCTAGTAAAGCACAGGCCAATGATCCACGCTATTCAATGAGTTTGACTAAAGATGTGCGTCCCGGACAGATTAAAAAAAGCCTTAAAGCATTTGATTTAGCAGAAACAGAGCCCAGTGCTGTTGATCGTTTAACTATGCGAGAGATCGAGCATTTAGGAAATTTAATTGACGAAATTAAACAACGTATTACTACAGAACAATTACCTGCAGAATATAAAGAAAAGCTCAAACAACGAATTGAGCAACTTAAAGCAGAACGTGCTAAGTTAGCATTTAACCCATGACCGAACATAAAATCACCGTAGATGTATATGCACGTCGAGGAGAATCTAATCCCACATATCGCATATATGTAGACCGTGATTTATTAACTGAACGAGATTTTATTTGGTCAGCTCACGAAGTATTTGTGCGTGAAAATATTATAGTAAATTTACTGCCCGGATCACATGTGTTACGAGTAGAGCAGATAAATTCAAGCGGAAGCATACAGACTAAGAACATAACAGTAGATGATGTTGTTTCCGCAAACGAGTTTACAACAACAGAATAAATACACTAACAACGGAATTATATTATGAAAACTACAGACTTTATTAACAAATACGCAGAATCAGCAGAAAAGTACGAGTATAGTGACGAAGTGGGTATGGTCAAAAATAACCTACATACTATGGTTCGCGATGCAGTTGAACTAGCCAAAAGTTTAAAAAATAACGAAGATATCCCAGAATGGTGCCAGGAAAAAATTGCTGTTGCCAAAGGTATGATTGATGCTGTTACTGATTATTTAAAAAGTCAGCACGAAATGGGACATCAACCAGAAGTTCCAGGATTTGATGCTAGAGATGCAGAACGTATGTTCACTGAAAGTCTGAATGAAAATGCCACTGCTGGTGCTACTGGTAGCCCTAGTGTTGCCGTAAGTTTTTCTCAGCAGGGTAATATGCCTACCGAAATGATCAAGCGTCAAAAGACCTATACTAATCAAATGACCAAAGGCGGTCCTGTTAAAATTAAGGCTCCTAAGTAATGGATAATAATTTTTACAACATTCTGCAGACATTCAAACGCTTAGATGAAGGCATGACCAAAGAAGCCATGTGGCGTGATGCCGAGCGCATGACACGTGATCAGTTCTGTGAAAAATGGGGACATGAGCACGCAGAATTTTGGGACAACATCATGGGCGACATGGATGAAGGTTCTATGGCTGATGCTGAAAAGCATCCATCGGGTGCAAAGTTTGGTGGCTATTGGAAAGGTACTGATCCTAACCCACCTAAGCCAGGTATGGGTGTAGGCGGTATGGAAGAAAGTGGCCTAGAGATGAACTATGTACAGGGTGCAGGTCCTGATGATAGTCGCAGTCCAATAAACGGTGACTTAGAAGAAGAACTAATGGCCGCATGGGAACAATTTGTAAAAGAACAAGAAACAGTAAAAGAAGCTGGTGCAAATAATCCTCCTCAGGGTCAAGACCCTATTAAACAAAGACAACTGGCTCAGCAAACAGCACAGACTGGTCAAGCATTCCAAAAGTTACAAAATTTAGTTGGAATTAAAACTGGAGTTGGTGCAAGTCAAGCTGCCAAGACTGCTGTAGCTAACGCACAGAATCCTAATGTCAACCCAACTACTGGAGCTGGTATGGATCAGACTGGTAAGAAGATTGTTGGTGCTCTTGGCAAGGGTGTTGAAGATGCTCTAGTAAATGCCAATCCAGCCGATGCTAACAAGTTAATTCAAAACCTACAACAAATTAAACAGAAATCAGCAGGAACACTATAATGAATTTGTACGACTTAGTTAATCCATTGACCTTTGCAGAAGCAAAAGCTAGCGCAAAGAAATCTCAGGATAAAGATCTTTATAAAACTACTAAGTATGCAGATACTCGCAAGGCCATTGATGCTGCACGTAAAGAATATCCCGGTGCTAATGATGTAGAAGCCCTGGCGGCGCACAGTTGGAAAACTGATCAGTTAAATCAACAACAGCAACAACAAATTGATCAACTGCAAAAACAAGAAAAAGATTTATATAAACAGATCGATTCTACTAACAAGTTTGTACAAGACAAAGAACGTCGTTTCCAAGACTTTACACAAAAAGTTGCCGGTATGGATCTTACACCGCCCGAGCAAGCACGTGCTGCACAGGATATTGAGCGTGGAGAAGAACCTAAGGTAACACAAAAACCCAAAGACTTATTTAATCCAGTTACTGGAACTCCTAAGGCTTCAACTAAGCCTGCACAAACAAGAACAGCTCCTACATTTATTGTTCCAAGAACATCATCAACTGCCGCCGAGCCTCAACAGACTCAACAAACGGCACAAGAGCCTACTGCTCAAACAACTCAAGAACCTACTGCAAGTCCTGCACTAGGTCAGATGGCTAGTCAATTGACACAAACACCAGGACGAGTAGTAAGTCCAAAACAACAATTGGCTCAGTATCAAACACAACCAGCTACTAATTGGGCTGCTAATCAACCCACTGTTCAACCAAAGCCCACTACTGGTGCAGGTAAAGTAAAAGACCTAGGTACAGCAAGACAACAAAAAGCGGCTAGTTTATTAAGTCTAGTGGGTGGACAAAAGGTAGCAGAAGCTGTTAACCCAACTCCTTTTGTTAAACAAGTAGCAGATGATAATTTACAAAAATTTGTCAATGCGTATGTAGCGAATCACGATACAGTAGATATTGAAGCTCCGGGCAGTTTGATTCCAATCAAAATCAAACGCAAACAGATTAAAGGTGTCATGGACATCCTATCTGCAATGCCTGATTCAGAAACTAAAAAGACTCTAGTGTTAAATCTATTTGGTAATCCTAGTTATTTGTTACAGTTTATTCACGAATATCTTACCAACAAAGGCGCTTATGTTAAACCTGTATCCGATCCCAATCAAGGTGAATTAGAAGAAGGCGGCATGAAAGACCTAGCTATTCGAGGACTTACAGTACCTAATGCGGCAGGGTATCATACTGTATGCAAACGTGTAGGAGCAGATTGGGTACCTATTAAGTCGCATGAGTCACAAGAGTTGGCACAGCGTCACGCACAGGCTATCAAAAACAAATATCCTGGCATGCAGATTGGTGTTAGAGATCCTGCTAACAAGTATACAATGGTTGGACTTGAAGAAGACAGTTGGTATGATGGTACAAACGACTGGTCAAGCGAGCACGATCAATGGGCTAAAGAAAGTGCAGATCCTGTGATAGCATTAACAGGTGTTGATGAAGACAGTAATGACTTTATGGCTAACGATAGCGCAAGTCCAATTGGTGGTAATATGAAATTTGAAAATGATTTTGATGATGGCGAATGGGAAGATGATCCAGATCCACGTCACCATGCAGTAGTAAACCGACAAGCCAAGACTCCTGTATATCCTGATCATATCAATCGTGCTATTGCACAAAGTCCACAATATCGCAATGAGATTATAGCTGATTATGAACGCAAATTAAAACAGGGTGTAGCAGAGGGATATCAAGACTTTAAAAAAGTAGAACCATATGCTGTTTGTCTAGCTGGTAAACCTGTTAAACAATTTGACTACTATGAACAAGCTCGTCAATTCCACGATAACTGGAAGAAGAAGTTATATAATCAGGGCGACAAAACCAAAGCGGATAAAATTACACTTATGCCTATTATGAAAGAAGCTGGTAGCCCAGCACAGCAGGCCGCTATTGCTATTGCTATGAAGAAGGCACATAAGAAACCTAAACATGTAGATGAATCCACCGACTACTGGACTAAGCTACAGAACGAAAAAAGCAAAAAACTAAATAGTTTAGTTGACGAATTAAAAGAAAGCATCAAGTAATATGAAAAGTTCAGATTTTGTTGTAGAAGCTGAAGCCTGGCAAACCAGTAAAGGCAAAAACAAAAATGGCGGCCTAAATAAAAAGGGTGTTGCGTCTTATCGCCGTAGTCATCCTGGCTCTAAACTACAGACTGCCGTTACTACAAAACCTAGCAAGTTAAAGAAGGGGTCAAAAGCCTCTAAGCGTCGTAAGAGTTTTTGTGCTCGAATGAAGGGCATGAAGAAACATCGTGCTGGTGCAAAAACTAAACGTGATCCAAACAGCCGTATCAACAAAGCTCTACGCAAGTGGCATTGCGAATCGGTGCAGGATCTAATGGTTATGTTAGAAAATGCCATGACATGGTACAATCAAGTATTAACTGAAGCGAAAGCAACTAAAACACGATTAGATCCTAAGTGCTGGTCAGGCAAACACATTGGCACACCTAAGACCAAAGTCAAAGGTGGAGTGCGTGTAAATAACTGCGTACCAAACAAGGAATAACATGGAACAGTTAATCAAAGCCGCTAAGATTGGATTTGCTAGTCAATATACTTTCTATTTGAAAGCACATTTCTTTCATTGGAACGTAGAAGGCATCAACTTCCAAGAACTACATAGTCTATTTGAAACTATCTATTCAGAAGTTTACGGTACAGTAGATGAATTTGCAGAAAAGATTCGTAGCTTAGGCGGTTATGCTCCCGGTAGCAATAGTCGCTTTAGTGTACTAACACGTATTGAAGATGAAACTGAAGTTATGCCTGGCATAGCAATGGTTGATGAATTGCTAGCAGATGCAGAAAACATGGTTAAAATTCTTAAACGTGTTTATGATCTAGCTGAAGCAGAAGGACAGCATGGCTTCTCAAACTTCCTAGCAGAACGTATGGATGCGTTCCAAAAACATGCATGGATGTTAAGGGCTACTACAAAATGAAAATAAACGAAATTATCACCGAAGATATAAAGGATCAGGACAACGACGGTATTCCAGATAGCCATCAAAGTGCTACACCGGGTATGCGTAGTCACCATAAGCTAGATAACTCTAGTCCATATCACCCCTGGCGTTTTGCTGCTTACTTCTTAGGTGGTGCTGGTGCACCAGATGGCAAATATGAACACGAGCCAAAAAAAGATGGTCCAAATGGACAAAGTCTTGTTGCTGTGGCCTACAGTGAAGGCGAGCGTAAGATTTTAGATCAAGCTGCTAAAGCATTTGGTTGGGAAGCTAATCACACACAACTTACACCAGACGGCTCAGATGAAGTAGACACAGTAAACAAAACAAGTCCAACACGTCGAGTTGGTGCTATACAACTTAAAACGAAAAAATGAAAATCTTCGAAGTAGTTGATCCAATACACAGTCAATTGCCAAACTTTGTTAAGTTTGCCTGTGACCATTTGGGTATTGACGAGCACCCACGTATTGATGTAGTTACTAAGGTTCCTGATGCAGAAGGCCTAACATTTGGTGCTTACAAACCAGAAGAAAAAACAATTTATCTAGTGTCAAAAGGTCGTCACCCAAAAGATGTATTCCGTACACTAGCACACGAACTAGTACACTATAAACAAGATCAAGAAAACAAATTAGGTCCAGATTCTGGAGTCACTGGCAGTGACGAAGAAAATGATGCTAATGCTACTGCTGGTGTTATCATGCGTAACTACAGCGAAGAAAATCCAGAATGAACGAATATCCAGTTTATCCCGAACAAGCCGAGGGCGACAATAGTGATTATCCAAGAAATCCTTACAGCCCCGTCTAGTGATCCCCGAGAAGAATTAGATGCTATACTTGCTGAATTATGCGAGTTAGTTCTTGACAATCAAGAAAAAGACAATGACCATTATGGCATGGTTGGTGCTTGTGTATTAGGTCCCGAAGGTCAAAAAGTTTGCCGTACTAGTTATAAAATTGATGACAAATATGTACATGCTGAACGTGCAGCCATTGATGCTTACGGTGATATTACTCCAGAATGTATAATTGTTACTACCTTAAGTCCTTGTAATCGTCCAATGAATGACCGGTCTGGCGAAAGTTGTGAAGATATAATTGCTGATGCAGGCATAGAGCACGTCTATTGCGGATATAAAGATCCTACACAAGATCACGACGATAGCATAGAAACAGACAACGCAAAACTACGAGAATTGTGCAAACGACTAGCTGATACATTCTTAAAAGAAAACTTTCACGACGGCAAGGTCAAAGGCAAAAGTCGTCCAGGGCGTGTCAAACGTGCAGGCGCCAGCTGTAAAGGTAGTGTGACCAGTCTACGTGCCAAAGCCAAACGTGCCTCAGGCGAACGTGCCAAGATGTATCATTGGTGTGCTAATATGAAATCTGGTCGTTCTAAAAATGAATCAGTCTTAGATGAAAAATGGTCTAAAAAATACAAACGCAGTATTGATTGTTCACACCCAAAAGGATTTAGTCAACGTGCCCATTGCCAAGGGCGTAAAAAAAAATAAGTGTGCGGCGATGCACTACAAAGCTCGTCTGCCAATTCGTTGTTGCCCAGAGGGGAAGTACAGGAAATCCTCGGGTTCTTTGATGCATCACGCTGTACTGTTACCGCACTAGGTATTTATAAGAAACCAGTATGAAAACGTTTGAAATTGTCGAAGCCAATCCATATACCGCCAGAACTGCTGGGTACGATGCAAACAACCCTATACACGTGCAGTTTGTAAATTTCTGGCGATCAACCCTTCGCAAAAAAGCACAAATGTCGTTAGAAGAAGCCTGGGCAATATTCCAAAGACAAGGCCAAGTGTGTGCTCTAACAGGTAAACCATTTAGTTTTGAGAGAGCCGGCAACTGGGACATGATCAGTGCCGATCAAATCAATCCTGCAGCTGGATATACCGCCAACAATGTGCAGTTTGTTCGTTGGTGTGTAAATTCAGTAAAAATGAATATGCCGCAGGCAAGTTTTATAAGTCTTTGCGAACATGTCTTAGGAAATATTTCAACATTAAAAAAAGTTTTGTTGGCGTCAACTAAAGTGCCCCCTTCAAATGTAGCTAGTTTGTTACCTGGAGCAACGGAACCTGTTAGGATTCCAACATCACAGGTATGGGACCAGCAAATTACATCAATTGTAAGTAAAGGGTTTAACCCAAACAGTACCGTGCATCAGTATTGGGCACAAAGTATTCAAGGAATGTTAGGACGTCAAAAAGCTGGAATAGAATTTGATATCGAGCAAGCCTGGTATATTTTTCACGACTTACAGCAGGAACGTTGTGCTTACAGTGGTTTGCCGTTTGGTGCCAGTATAGGAAAAGGGTTTTTGAAAGCTGCCGGCGAGTGGACTAGCCCTAGTCCTGATCAAATCAACCCAGGCGGCGGATATAAACCAGGAAATGTTGTTTGGGTTCTTTGGATTATTAACAAAGGAAAAAGCAATTTAACTTTACAACAGTATGTCAATATTGCAAAGGATGTTTATTCATACGCAGCTCACCGTAATTTACAAAAAACCAACACCTGGCCGCAAACAGCAAAAGATCCACAATTTTATTCGTCATTGGATGACTACACACAAAGAAGACCAAAATAAAACCAAACACCCTTAGGACCCGTTACTTGTAACGGCGGTGTGGCCGGCTGCTGGCCTGGAACCATTTCGGAGTCGTGCCCGAAACTTTCTAAAGTGAGCAATTTTTCTAAAAGTCTCTTGCTCTACACAATTAAATACTGTATAATAATTCAATTAACAAGGAGATTCCAATGTCAGCACGTATGTTTAGCAATGAGCAAAAACTAAAACTAACTCAAATTATCAACGAAGGTATGGCAGTACTTCAAGAAATTGAAGACCTTAATGCAGGACTTAACGATACAGTAAAAGCCATTGCTGAAGAAATGGAAATCAAACCAGCTATTCTTAAAAAAGCTATTAAGATTGCACAAAAATCTAAGCTAGGTGAAACTAATCAAGACCACGATGAATTGAATACAATTCTCGAAACAGTAGGTAAAACACTTTGATAGAAATCTTTAACGGAACTATTGAATATATACGCAGAGACTTTCGGGAATATCCCCTGCGTTTCTGCGCTGAGTTATTCAGCTGGGCCTGTAGCGTTATCAGTGCTATTATTTTTGCTGCTACTGTTCCCACAGTTCCAGTTATTCCGTTATACTCAATTTTTATCAGTGGGTGTTGTGCCGCGGCCTGGACCTGTTATACACGCGGTAGCTTTGGCCTACTGGCTAACTATGCTTTCTTAGTAACTATAGACAGCGTGGGCCTAGCTAGAATGTTACTTTCCCACTAGCAAGAACATATTCAGCCGCGGCCTGATGTGCATCTGTGCTTGGGTGGGGACTTGAGGTTGATGTAAATTCAAATCCTTTAGATCTCGCCCAGGGCATGAATCCTTGATTGTCGAAGGTCAAAAACTTATCCCAGTTAATCATACCTTTTAAATTATTGATGTACAAATCATCGGAATTAAAAGTACGACTCGCAGGTATTTGATCATTGTCAATTAAAAATACATAAGGTATCGATCGAGATTCTAAAAATTGTTGTGCCAACAGAATCTCTTTAAGACTAGTAAACAGTTCTGTGTATTCTAAACTAGCTGGTCCCGCAAACCATTCTTTTATAAAATTTGACCCAGACTTGTCAGCGTCCATTTGTGCATAGTTGCGCCAGCCTTGCATGGTTTTAAACTCATATCGATTTACGCTGGTCCACATGACTATTACAGCATCGTTGGCATAGCCATCATAGGTTACAATCTTGCGAACAATTTTGGTATTTGATGCTATTGCTTTAGCAAGACAAAGGTAGCTTAAACCCAATCGTTGTGCTATAATATTTGCAAATGATGAATTTGCCACAGGAAGATCAAAGCCAGCTATAGGACTAGAACCAAAAGAAATGAGTCGTGAAATGTTTGACATACTAATATTTAACTGCTATACTGTTAGGAGTAAATATTAATAGAGTCGCTGACTTAATCAGCATGTAGAGTGAGTGTAAGCTCGAAATTACACATTGGAGATTTATGAGTTATATTGACGCATTATTTGATCGCGACAAAGATCGCATTCATGTAGTAGAACGTGTAAATGGAGAACGTGTATATCGCGAATATCCAGCTAACTATGTATTCTATTACGATGACCCTCGCGGTAAGTTCCGCACTATTTTTGACACGCCTGTAACACGTTTTGCTACACGCAACTCAAAAGAATTCCACAAAGAACTACGTATTAATTCTGGTAAAGGCCTTTGGGAATCAGATATTAATCCCATTTTCCGTTGTCTAGAAGAAAATTACTTAGGTGTAGATTCCCCCAAACTACAAACAGCCTTTTTCGACATTGAGGTCGACTTTGATCCAGTACGTGGCTACTCTAAACCTGAAGATCCATTTAATCCTATTACTAGCATATCAGTTTATCTAGACTGGATGGATAAGTTAGTTACCTTAGTAGTTCCGCCTAAGAGCTATTCATGGGAAACCGCACAAGAAATTTGCAATCAGTTCACAGACTGTTACTTGTTTGAACGTGAAGAAGACATGCTCAACACGTTCCTAGACTTAATCCAAGACGCAGATATTTTGTCAGGTTGGAATAGTGAAGGTTTTGATATCCCATATACCGTTATGCGTATTACTCGTGTGCTATCAAAAGATGACACACGTAGACTATGCCTATGGGGACAGATGCCCAAGCAACGTACATTCGAACGTTTTGGAGCAGAAAACTTAACATTTGATTTGTTGGGTCGGGTACACTTAGATTACATGCAACTGTATCGTAAGTATACCTATGAAGAACGCCATAGCTATTCATTAGACGCTATTGGCGAATATGAAGAAGTTGGATCTAAGGTTGCATACGATGGTACCCTAGATCAACTATACAATCGAGATTTTCCTAAGTTCATTGACTATAATCGTCAAGATACTATGTTGTTGGCCAAACTAGATAAGAAATTACGTTTCTTAGACTTGGCCAATGAACTTGCACATGATAATACAGTATTGCTACAAACAACTATGGGTGCTGTAGCCGTAACCGAACAAGCTATTATTAATGAAGCACACAGCCGTAACATGGTTGTGCCTAACAGGAGATCTAGAGATGACCAAGGAAACACGCAAGCCGCAGGTGCCTATGTTGCTTATCCCAAAAAAGGTATGCACGAATACATCGGCGCCATTGACATCAACTCGCTCTACCCATCAGCGATCCGTGCTCTTAACATGGGTCCAGAAACAATCGTAGGACAGTTACGTCCGGTAATGACTGATCACTACATCAAGGAAAAGATGGCCAGTGGTAGTAGTTTTGCTGATGCTTGGGAAAACATGTTTGGTAGCTTAGAGTATCAAGCAGTGATGAACATGGACCAAGGCACAGAGATTACCATAGACTGGGAAGATGGTTCCAGTGATGTAATGTCAGCCGCAGATGTGTGGCGATTGGTATTTGATAGTAATCAACCTTGGACATTCAGTGCTAACGGAACAATATTTAAATATGATATGAAAGGTATTATTCCTGGATTATTGGAGAGATGGTATGCTGAACGAAAAGAAATGCAAGCTAAAAAGAAAGCCGCAGAAACTCCGGAAGACACAGCGTTCTGGGACAAAAGGCAACTTGTCAAAAAAATTAACCTCAACTCGCTTTACGGGGCGATCCTCAATCCGGGCTGTCGCTTCTTTGACCAGCGCATTGGCCAAAGTACGACACTTACGGGTCGTATCATTGCCAAACACATGGACTCGCATGTCAACGAAGCTATCACCGGTGAGTACGACCACGTGGGTAAAGCGGTCATATACGGAGACACGGACTCGGTCTATTTCTCAGCCTGGCCGCAAATCAAAGAGGAAGTAGAATCAGGACGCATGGAGTGGAACAGAGAAATCTGTGTACAGTTATATGATACCATTGCCGATTCAGTAAATGATAGCTTCCCAGGGTTTATGGAACGTGCTTGCCATTGCCCTAGAGAGATGGGTTCAATCATCAAAGGCGGTCGTGAAATGGTTGCATCAAAGGGACTATTCATCAAGAAGAAACGCTATGGTGTACTAATCTACGACATGGAAGGTGTGCGCTTAGACACACACGGCAAGCCAGGTAAGATGAAGGCCATGGGCTTAGACCTTAAGCGTTCAGATACTCCTAAGGTAGTGCAGGACTTCTTAAGTGATTTGTTAATGGACGTATTAACCGGCGCAACGCAGGAAAGTGTTATTGAAAAGGTTCGCGAGTTTAAACTTAAATTTGCTGATCGACCAGCTTGGGAAAAAGGCACACCTAAACGTGTTAATAACTTAACAAAATATACGGCAGAAGAAGAACGTCTAGGCAAAGCTAACATGCCAGGACACGTTCGTGCTGCAATGAACTGGAATCGTCTTAAAAAGATGCATGGCGACAACTATAGTACTGCCATTGTTGATGGTATGAAAACTATTGTATGTAAGCTAAAGGATAATCCACTGGGACTTACTAGTGTAGGCTATCCCACAGATGAAACACATATTCCTGCGTGGTTTAAAGAGTTACCATTTGATGATTCAACTATGGAATCAACTATTGTAGATCAAAAGGTAGAAAACTTGTTGGGTGTACTAGAGTGGCGTATTGCTGAAAGTACAGATATTAAAACAACCTTTGACGATTTGTTTACGTTCGAATAAAATGCATCTACACGATCTTGTACTACTTCGAAAAGCACTAAAACAGAATCTAACAACAGATTCAGTTGTCAACGAACTGTTTAGCCTAAGATCTCGACTATCTAACATCAAACTTCAGGTTCCTGTCCTAAGCGAAGAATATAGTAACTATATTGATAGTTTAGTAGACACTTATGATCAGTTAATTGATCAAGTCAATGCACCAGTGGATGATGCAACAGCTCGACTAGCTGATATCGATCAAGAGATCACTAGTATAACACGCACTCTTTTTGCTAACAATTACGAACTAGAAGAACGCTATGGTACTGTTGATTATGTGAGAAATAGTCGCAGAATTTTTGTGCGTTCCGATGTAGAAGAAATTGTCAAGCAACGTATTCTTTTATACAGCAATTGGAAATATCCTGCATTAGAAATCGGATGCCGTGACGGTGAATGGACACAACACATGGTTGCTGCTGATCCACTATATATTGTAGATCGTCACGCAGAGTTTTTAGACAGTACCAATAATAGATTTCCTGAATCTTATCAAAATCGTTTACGCAAGTATCCCCTGAATAATCATATTCTATCAGCACTTCCCCAGGGTCAAATGGCTTTTATTTTTAGTTGGGGTTATTTTAACTATGTAAGTCTTGATACTATGAAATTGTATCTGCGTCAAGTATTTGATCTATTGAGACCGGGTGGTACATTTATGTTCAGCTATAATGATGGTGATACGCCCGTTGGTGCAGGTATGGCCGAAAACTTTGCTCAAAGCTATATGCCAAAATCTTTATTGATTCCCCTGTGCGAAAGTCTGGGCTACAATATCACTAAAGAATTTGATTTTGAAACTATTACCTGGATTGAGATTGCCAAACCCGGCACACTTGAAACAGTTAAAGCCCATCAGGTATTGGGCGAAATAAAAAGAATTACCGTTTGACTTTTTCTAAATATTACTTTAAACTTACTACACTTATGGAGAATATAAATGATTGACTATTTAAAAGATATTGTACAACACACCTATGGCTTGGGTGTTATTAATATGATCAAGATCACTGGCGATAAAACCAGTACTTCGATCAATGCCTTTGACCAAGCTACTAAAACCGTAGTACTAAATGCTGACTTTAAAGCACCTGTTGCTGAATTTGTCGGTGTATTTGGTATGCCAAATTTAGATCGTTTGAATACAATTCTTAACTTGCCAGTGTATAAGGATAATGCTAAAATTACTGTTAGCACACAAAAAGACAGCGATGGTACAGATGTGCCAAGTGGTATTAGTTTTGTAAACGAATCTGGTGACTTTAAAAACGATTATCGTTTTATGAGTACTGCTGTTATCAATGACCAACTTAAGAATGTTAAAATGAAACAGGTTAAGTGGGCTGTTGAAGTAGTGCCAACTGCACTAAGTATTCAAAAACTTAAATTCCAAAGCCAAGCACACTCAGATGCTACTGTATTTTCTAGCCGCACAGAAAACGGCGAACTAAAGTTTTTCTTTGGTGATCATTCGTCACATGCAGGATCATTTACATTTGCCACAACTTCAGGTACACTGACTAAACAGTTAAATTGGCCTGTGTCAGTTGTTAACAGCATTTTGAGTTTACCTGGAGATAAAACATTTAAGATCAGTGATGAAGGTGTTGCTTGTATTACTGTAGACTCTGGTCTAGCTGTATATCACTATATGTTACCAGCACAAACTAAGTAATGCTATTTCATCAACATTGGGAACCTAAAGGTCATACGTTTGGTACTTGCATGAGCAAGCCAGATAGTGACCTTATGTATGTTAACATTCCCAAATGCGCTAGCTCATGGACTAAGCCCAACTTAAAAGATCTCGGCTGGGAGTTTTACAACTACCACTGGGATCATTTATATCATAAACATGCCATGGTGGTGCTACGAGATCCCGTGGAACGTTGGTTAAGTGGCGTATGTGAATATTTTACATTGTATCATAGAGATATCGACACAACGCAATTTAATCAAGCATTTTTTGATTTAATAATGGATCAAGTGACATTCGATGACCATACAGAAAAACAGATATATTTTATAGAAGGACTTGATCCAACTCGCACAACTTTTTTCTACTGTAATTTGGATTATAGATTATATTTTCAACAGTTCCTTAGAAATCAAGGAATACCAAACAAATATGCCAGTTATAATTACCAGCACACTACAGAAAATCGAGAAGATGGCGATACCCGACGTGCAACATTTAAAAAAATATTTTCTACATTATTAGACAACCCTAAATACCTCAATAAGATCAAACAGCATTACACTAAAGATTATGATCTTATTGAGTCAGTAAACTTCTTTGCTGGATAACATTATTAATATGACGCAAGACAACTTAACCGCTAAACAAAACGACTATGCTGTGTTTCTTCCGGCTATTAGTGGTTTCTATGCTACATTTATAGGTAAGCAACGTGACCCTATAAATGGTCCTTATGTAGATCCTGCACGTTTCCCGCAGGGCTTAACAGATATGGAACAACTTAATTGGCTTGATGCTAATAAAGGTTTGTTTCCTTATAAGTGGTCGCTTTACTCCGGTGGCCACGCAAACCTCGACCTGAATAAACAAGATTGGTGCGAAGACATGGTTCGTAATCGAGATCCTAACACACTGATCTTAGGTGACTCTGGTGGGTTCCAAATTGGTAAAGGCCTATGGGAAGGTGATTGGAAAGCCAACTCAGGTTGTCCCAAAGCACAGGCCAAGCGCGATGCTGTACTCAAATGGTTAGATGGTGTTGCTGACTATGGAATGATTTTGGATATCCCAAGTTGGGTAATCCACGATAAAGAAGCCAGTGCTAAGTGTGGTATTCGCACACTAACGCAAGCAGTTGAAGCTACCAAATACAATAACGAATACTTTATGAAACATCGTAAGGGTGTTAAGAATGGCGGTACAAGATTCTTAAATGTTCTACAGGGCAGTAATCATCCCGACGCTGATCGCTGGTATGACATTATGAAGGACTACTGCGATCCTGTGAAATATCCAGATACGCACTTTGATGGTTGGGCCATGGGTGGTCAGAACATGTGTGATGTACACTTGGTCCTGCGTCGTTTAGTGTCCCTACGTTATGATAACTTACTACAAGAAGGCGTTCACGATTGGATGCACTTCCTAGGTACAAGTAAATTAGAGTGGGCAGTACTACTTACTGTTATTCAACGTGCTGTGCGCCGTCATGTCAATCCTAATTTTACAATTAGTTTTGACTGTGCTAGTCCTTTCTTAGCAACTGCTAACGGACAGGTTTATCACGAAAATACATTCCCTAACAACGGCAAATGGTCGTATCGCATGGCACCATCAGCAGATGATAAAAAGTATGCTACAGACACACGTAAATGGTCAGATGGGGTAATACAAGACAAAATCTATGATGTTTGGCAAGAATCACCTGTTAGTGATTTATTAACTATGAAAGACATCTGTATCTATAAACCAGGTGTTCCTAAAGCAGGTGTTACACTCACCGAAGAAAACTTTAAAGACCCTGACATGTATGATGTACTGCCTGACATGAATAAGAATGGCAAATGGGGTAAGACCAGTTGGGATAGTTTCAGTTATGCACTATTGATGGGACATAATGTTTATCAACACTTAACCGCAGTACAAGAAGCTAATCGTAGATTTGATCTTGGGGAACATCCTGCTATGATGCGTAGCTCAGGTCCCGGTGGCGAATACTTTGAAGATATTGTAGAAAGTATCTTTGCAGCACCCACTAAAGAAAAAAGTATGGAGATTGTTGATGGCTACAGTAAGTACTGGACTGAAATCATTGGTACCCGTGGAAATAAAGGTACAAAAGCCATTAATGGTTCCGCTATGTTTGACCAGTTATTTGTAGTAGAAGGCGAAGTAGACGAGGAAGAAGAACATCATATTGATGATTCTGGATTTGATGAAACTAAACTTGATCATTTGGGGGAAGAATGACACTCTTAGGACGTATTGCACATTTAGAAAAAGAACACGCAGAGATCGATAAAAAGATTGATGGCATGGAATCTACAGGCAAATTTAATGACGAGCATCTACATAAATTGAAACAACAAAGGTTGCATATTAAAGATAATATTGTTAAACTTAAATCTGAATTAGAATTTAGAGAGCAAAAAGCAAATGGATAGACCTGGGCACGATGAAATAGAATTTTTTACTGGCACAGAAGTTGAACACTCACCAGCATTTGGGCATCAAACTCTGTTTGTGGTTGGTATTCAAGACAGTCAAATTATTCAGCAAGAAGCTAAAAACAATAATTGCACACACATTTATTTTGGTGCTAATCAAAGTTTTCCTCAGTCGGATATGGACTCAGATGAAATGCAGGATTGGGAAATGATGATCACTGACTGCTTAGAAGCAGGTTGGTTATGTACCTTAGACTTTGATGTTGCTAACGTAGAACAGATAACCAGTGGTCGATTGACAGAATTCAATAACTTTATCCCAATGATTTCGGTGAAATTGCCCTATATACAACTGCTGGGATATAATGCTACAATTAAGCTCGATGACAAAGACTATGCGGCTACTAACCCAGGTATTTGGTGTCACAGTTTACATGAATTAAGGGACCGTAAGGTATTTACGGATTGGTCGAAGTACACTAAAGACGAAGTAATCAAATGAAACAAGCCCGAGTAAGTGTTATTAAAGATAACATTGAAAAACTTGCACCATTACCGGAAGTACGTAATGACTGTGATGTAGGACAATGGGTAGACGCAGAAATGATGCGTAAGGGTCACACAATCGATTCCAAAGGTCGTGTCGACATGCCCGAATATAACATTGATAACAAGACTCGTAAGAAAGGCAGTAATGCCAATCATACCGTTGGGTCGATGACCATTTCCGATATTATTGCTACCCCTGTTTGGGAAGAAACCGGTTTTTATCCTAAGGTACAAAATCAAAATCAAGTAACATGGGATCCGGTATTTAGAGAAGTTGCCGATGTAAAAATTGTAGATATGGCCTTACCAGAAATTCAAAGCAAACTAAAAGATGCTTATGAAGATTTACGCCGGCAACTTGTTGCAGGTGTGCGTACAAAAACTATTACTAGTAGTAACAGGTGGGCGGTATTTGATGGGTTTAATCATCCTAACTCCTACAGATATCGTATCACTAATACAGCAATGAAGCAAATACTCATCATCTCTTCTATGAGAGATTCTCTTAAACTCTTTGACTTTGAATAACATGAATCAAGAACAACGTGCAGTAGTAGATAGAATAATGGCCGCGGCCCAACGACAGATTTGGGTCACGTTTGAAAAAGAAGGCATCCACTGCTATCCAGCGGCAGCCACAGACCCCAACTTGAATACCGCAGGAGAATATGATGTATCGTTTTTGGCTAGCCCTCATCGTCATATGTTTCATTTCCGTGTTTCTATCGATGTGTTCCACAACGACCGAGATATTGAATTCATCCAGTTCAAACGCTGGCTCGTTAATCTGTATCAAGACGGTGTGCTGGCGCTCGACTGGAAATCCTGCGAGATGATGGCAGATGACTTGTATGTACAAATTGCTGCACGTTATCCTGATCGTGCTGTAACAATTGAAGTATCCGAGGACGGTGAAAACGGATGCTCAATTGATTATAACCTCACCCGTCCTGCTCAATCAATCGTAATTTAAAGGAGTAGTAAAATGGCCAAACCAGAATGGCTCACCAAGTATCTTCGTATGAAACCCGAAGTCAAGCAGATCTTTGATGATTTAGAAGTATATCATCAATTCTGTCGAGATTATGGTTATTCATATGACGAACGTGATCTTTATAAGGATCGTGGCCCTTATAGCGAATACATGAAAATGGTTCGTGGTCGTGAACCTTGGGATCAATGGCGTACTCCTAAACGTGATCGCAAGGATTTTAAACCTCGCGATACTAGTTGGAAACCACGTGACTAATTATACAGTCAGCTACTACATTTCAAGTGGTCGCAAAATTAGAAAATCTTTTAGCACACTAACCAGTGCTATTAGATTTTCTGTTTACAGTATTCCATTTCAAAGTTTATTCCAAATTTACAAAGAGTAACACATGAGTATGCGAGAGAAAACCCAAGCAGATTATGAAATAGAACGCATGTTTGCGTATTTAGATGAAGCAATGACCAGCAAGGACGAACGTGTACAAAGTGCCTTACGTGGATTGCTAACTATTATTGAGCTAACACGCCCACAAGACGATGGACGTATGGCAGTAGAAACCAGTCACGGTCCACTACGTCAAATGCAGGAAGATTTAAAGAGCATTCGTTCCAGACTGGCAAATGTGGAGAATGAAGTTAGACAGAGAAATTCTTACATACCTCCCACAGTAAATCCATACATGCCAGGTCCGGGCAGTCCCTATAGCCCATATGCTAATCCAGGTAGTCCGTGGGGCACTATCCCATCTGGACCATACACTAGCTCTAGTACTACATTTAATTTGACAGATGTTGAAAACGATAGTACACTAAATCCAGCAACTATTACTATTGGAAAATGACAGTATTTTTAATTGATTTAGAAAGTGTTGAAACTAGGTACACTGGCCAGTGGAAGAGCCATGTACCCGATCTTCTACGAAAGGCAGGACATGATGTTCAAGTTATTGCAGGACCTACAGACATTCCCAGTGCCACTACCCCTGGTGCTTTCCTTAACTTTGGTGGTACTAATATATACAAAGCTAACCAAGTGGAACAGTTGGGTCGTCTATTTTGTGCCGGAGCAGTTCAGTCTGGCGATCATTTTATCTTTACTGATGCTTGGCATCCTGGTATCATCAACTTAAAATACATGAGTGAGTTGCTGAACATTCTAGTGACTACACACGGACTATGGCATGCTGGCTCATATGATCCTCAAGATTTCTTAGGTAGATTGATTGGCGATGCACCTTGGGTTAGACATGCTGAAAAGAGTTTCTTTCACTCGTTTGATCACAACTATTTTGCTACTGACTTTCACATCAATATGTTTGTTGATAACCTGTTAGAGAATGGGGTTAAAAGCGAAAATCCTTGGGCTAGTGAAGATAAAGCATCACTATTCATGAACAAAAAGATTGTGCGTTCAGGCTGGCCTATGGAGTATATGCAGGACACGCTTGCTCCATACAAGGGAATTGCCAAACGAGATCTCATCCTTTTCCCACACCGTATTGCTCCAGAAAAACAAGTAGAAATTTTTAGAGACCTAGCACGTGACTTACCGCAATATGAATTTGTTGTTTGTCAAGACCAAACGCTAACCAAAGATCAATATCATACCTTATTGGGTCAAGCAAAAATAGTATTTTCAGCTAATCTTCAAGAAACCCTAGGTATTAGTTGGTATGAAGGCTGTTTAGTCGATGCTATTCCATTGGTTCCTGATCGTTTGAGCTATCAAGAAATGGCTCTTGATGCATTTAAATATCCTTCAGAATGGACTGACAGCTATAGTTCTTATGAAGTGTACAAACCCTTCCTTTGCAATAAAATTAAACAGTATATGGAAGAATACGATGTGCTACTACCAATTTTACAAAAACAAACAGACATGTTGACTCAAGAGTTCTTTAGTGCCGACAAGTTATTAATTAATCTCGGAAAATAACATATGAGCGTAAATACTGACCCGGTTTGGTATCAAAATATGGTTAAGGCTAATGCCGTTAATACCAAGCCTGTTGTATTCACTTCTCCAAAAAACGATATTACTCTATGTTCAGGAGAAACCGAAATGCTACGTGTAGCCGAAGATGGCTTTTATGTACGTGGCGTGAAACTCGAACAGGATGACAAAGAAGTCAAAGAAGTGTATAATGCTTTTAAGGAATGGCTCACTTGGTCAACTCTAAATAGGTAAAAAAAATGGCAACTAAAGATATCACAGCAGAACAACTAATTGAAGTTCTTAAATTTACACCACGTACTTATAAAATCTCTATGTGGGGCTACGGTGGCGAAAAGGTCATGGGCACAGTGGATCCCAAGGTATGGGATTACTGCATGGAACATCAAGTAGATCTCAGCGATTTGGCTTGGGATAGTGATGCCGCTGAAAACATGGGTCTTGATCCTGACCAGTTGCCGTTCTACCCAGGATCGTGGTACGAATGCGACAGCATGGGTCATGTTCACGGTGTTAGTCGTGATGCTGGCACCTTACAGATTGAAGATGAGAACGGTGATACAGTACTTGAGAAAAGTCTGGAAGAGTTTGATGGCTGTGATGATAGCGCACAGCTCGACACCGATGATGAAGTTTGGATTGGAAGTCGCAAAAAAGGCGAAGTTGTGTTTGTAGGAAGTTCAAACGAAAAAGGTACATTCTTTGAAGCTGAACTAGAACTTACAGCACCATTTGATATTGAAAAATTAACCTTACATATTTCCGACTTTGACGACGAAGAGATTGTACATGGTATCAGCTATGATGGCGAAGACATCGACAATTGGGGCGGCTCAACCGACGGCAAGAGCAGTGAGTTTAATATGGTACGGATGATTGACGACGAAGGCAACTTTGAACGCTATGAACCCGGAGAGAAGGATTGGGGACATCCAGAATACGGCACCAGTCCGGCCAGTTGGGAAAGGTCTGTCACCTTTAAGTTTGCCAAACACAAGCCGGTATATCCAGGATATTACAATGCTGTATGGAGTCATTTTGGTACTACCCATGGTAGCCTATACTGGGATGGCAACAACTTTGGTGAATGGGAATTTGGCAAGTTCAACCCTATCACCAGTGTGGATCGCTGGTCTGGATACAACTGGGACACTAGCAACTGGGCCAACCAACCACCTGAGCCGCCAGATCTCATCTGCGACAACAAAAAGTGTGGGTGGACAGGTATGAGTGAGGAACGCAGGACCGATGACGATTATAACGATCATTGCCCTGATTGTGATGGCACCGAGTTCTCATTTATTGATTACGATCCAGACACCAAAGAAGGTCAGGCCAATCGTGAGAAATATTGTATTACCCAGACCGAAAAACAAGAGTTTATTGCTGGTATGAATGCCGCACTGGAAGAACTTAGACAAGAATTTATTCAGTTAGAGGATTAATGTGACAACCTTTACCACCGAAGATCTTGAATCCTTATTAACCGATTGGTTTCCTGGCGACGTCGATCCAGTCAACGAAGGCGAGTATGATGTAATGACTGCACATTGGCCTTGGCCGCACAGAGAAACTTGGTCCAAGAAAAAGGGCTGGGAAACAGTAATAAAAATTGAAAAATGGCGAGGATTAAAGGAGAAACCTCAATGAGCGTATTATTATTTGTTGTTGCACTTTTTTGCGGGTTTGTTGCTGGTAGAGTTAGTGACAAAAATGAAACTCCAAAAATTACAGATAGTGAACAAAAACTTCGAGAAGAACTAGCTGTTGCTAAAAATCTAAACGATAGTCTTTTTACAGATTTGCAAGAAGCTAAAGAAACCATTTGGAAATTAAAAAATGCAAGTAAGAACAAGTAACGATAATTTTGGTGGCTGTGGTTGCGGCCGTAGCCCAATAGGTAAGTGCTGTGGGTGGCATGCTCTCACTGAAGATGAGTATAAGCGTAAAAAAGACGAATATGATCTAGCACAATATCAAAAAGAAGCCCAAGGGCTTTGGTTTGAAGGCGGATCTTGTACAGGCGGACAGCCAGAAAACGATCAATAACCAATGACCCCCGTATTTCCTATTATCGAACTAGTTGATAGACTAGCTATTGCAGAAGTAAAATTTAAACGTACTAAAGCCAATGAAGAAGAATTGTTATGGTACATGAATCAAGCCTTACGTATTGACATTAGTCTTATCGTAGATGAATACGAGCAACTCAAACAAATACACCATGAGATTTGGGATTTAGAAGCAGAACTTAAAACTGGTCGAGAAGCTGAATTAAGTCTAGAAGAAATTGGACGTCGTGCTATTAGTATCCGTGATCATAATAATCGTCGTGTGGCACTTAAAAATCTAATAGCAGAAAAACTAGGGTGCTCAGTACGTGAAATCAAAAAAGATCACCTATCAGAATGAGTTTCCAAACACTATTCGACTTTGAATCTGCACTAGCTGAATATACCGGTGCTCCCTATGCAGTGGCAACTGATGGTTGCACTCATGCTCTTGAACTGTGTTTTAGATACCGTCGAGTCAGATACTGCCAATTCCCCGCACAGACATATCTTAGTATTCCCCAACTGTTGAATCAATTAAACATTCATTATCGCCTAACAGATGACGAATGGACGGGTGAATATGAATTTTATAAAACCAACATCTGGGATAGTGCCCGTAGACTAGAACGTGGTATGTATCGGCCGGGTGCTATGCAATGTCTGAGCTTTGGTCACGGTAAACCTCTAGAGCTAGGCAAAGCTGGTGCTATACTATTAGATGATTCGACTGCGTATGAAGCATTGAGTCGTATGCGTAGTGATGGTAGAGATTTACGTATCACTCCTTGGCAAGATCAAAAGACATTCAGTCAAGGTTACCACTATTGTCCTACTTTAGAAACTTGTCAACTAGGTTTAGAACGACTACCACAGGTAGCAGAATCGCCAAAAGCCTACCCGTATCCCGATCTAAGACTACTTAATATTGGCCATTGAGCCAAGTCCTTGAAATCTTCCCCGAAGGACTAACTGGTATTTGAGCCACGTGTTGTAGTAGCATGGGTTTGCATTGTTGTCCTAAACTGATCAAAAATTTTCTAACTACCTCGGGATCAGTATCTCCTGTATAGATACACTTTAAACTGTCACTGCCAAATACTGCACAGTCACCTATAGTTGGAATTGAGTGTACTAATTGATTTTCAATACTAATAGGATTTACTTTAATCCCGCGAACATTGATTTGATCACGATGCCGTCCTAGTATACGATAGTAGCCTTGTTCATCTCTATCAGCTAGATCTCCGGTATCGTACCAACCATCAGTAAAAACAGTAGCGCCACTAATATATAAACGTCCTTCGACTATATCAGCTTCTATGCCATCTGGTAGTCCCACAGTACCTATGCGCTGTTCTCCATCTAAAGGGTTAGTAAAACAGTGACTCAGTGCTTCGGTCATGCCAAATGCTTCTATTACAGGAACCCCAAATTTGTGTTTTAGATCAAGATACAATTGATTAGGAAGAGCTGAACTAGCACCACGTAGGAAACGTAGGCTTTTAAAATCAAACTGTCCAATAGTCTTTAGTACATCGGGTATAGCAGTAACAAATGTGGGATCAAATTCTGGCATGTGCCGAATATTTGCAACTGATAAAAAATGAGTTTCACAACCAGCTAGTCGGGTAGCCCAGTAAAAGCCCTGTCCGTGTGCGTGCCATAGACTCATAATACTCACATATCGATCATTGGCTGTAATTTGATAAGTGTTGCAGATTTTACGTGCCAGTATGTCTAATTGTTCCTGACTAAAACTGCAAAATTTACTGTCACCTGTAGTTCCGCTAGTATACCAAAGTAAACGTTCATTTGGGTAGTCTTGCCCGTCACGTTCTTCCACACCATGTTCTGTGATCAATAGACTGTAGTCGCTTTTGGCCAATAGGTATTGATTTCGAGCAACAGGTGCTTGAGGATTAATGATCATGATGCTATAATTGTTGCATTGATCAATATAGTCTTGTGGATTGGGTACGCAGAGTACAGCTCGTTTCATTCTGTATTTAACCGTTAATGGACAAATAAATTTAATTATATTTGACACACAGATCTAAATACCTTATAATATACAATAAAGTCATCCACGACACTAACTCGGAGAAACGAATGCCTAACTACGCATCACCAGAAGAACAAAAAATAGCAGATTTACTAGTACAAGAAGCACCATATCATCCTGGATATGAAGATGCCGCAATGAATATGAGCGACAAAGGATATGAAGAAGCAAATCTTGCTGATGCTATCCGTTTCAATATGAAGCGTGACAAGAAACGTTTCTGGGCTGGAGACAATATCAGTGATTATGTAAGCGAAAGCGATAAAGAAATTCTTATTAATGAAGCTACAGAAGCGTTTGAGCAAGTGCTAGATACCCTATTAATCGATCGAGAAACTGATCCAAATAGCCAAGGCACAGCACGTCGCTTGGCCAAGATGTATTTTAATGAAATTATGGAAGGTAGATATGCACCAAGACCAGACGCCACAGCGTTTCCAAACGACAGTGAAGATAGATACGAGGGTATGTTGGTTGTACGCTCTGAACTTCGTAGTATGTGTAGCCATCATCATCAGCCAGTTAGTGGAGTGGCTTATATTGGGATCATTGCCGCAAACAAACTTATTGGTCTTAGCAAGTATACTCGCATTGCTCAATGGTGTGCTCGCCGTGGTACTTTACAAGAAGAGCTATGTAACGATATAGCACGTGAAATAAGCAAGGCCACTGATTCCGATAACATTGGTGTATATATAGAATGTGAACATGGTTGTTGCACCAATAGGGGCATAATGGCACACAGCTCTTTGACTCAAACTACTGTTCTTCGCGGAGCATTCCTTAAAGATCCTGCTACCAAAAAAGAATTCTTTGACAATATTGCGTTACAATCAAGAAACGGCAAGTAATCCAAACCCATTGTCTCTCCAAGTTTTTGTTGGATCGATATTTAAGTGATTGATTTTTTTGCTTGCCCTGCCGTTTGTAACAGGGTAAGCATCTAAATCGTTGTAGATAGTGTTTAGTGTCCATTCTGGAATACCTACAACTTTTTGTATTTCTTTTTTGGTTTTGAAAATGCCGCTTGGCGTAATGAATTTGTCCTTAAGGACTCGCGGCGGAATGTAATCTCGTGCGGCTCTATTTGCTCTCCAGGTATCGACTCTTTTTTGTTGAGAGAGTGGATCCTTCATTGGATTGTTTTCTTTCATACGCTTACGAACTTGATCGACGATTTCCTTAGTAGAAAATATATTGTCTTTCCCTCGTTTATATCGTGGCCCATTATATCTGCTACTCTTATTAAAAAATCCGTAGGCGTGTCGCATTTTGATTTCTGCTGATTTTGTAAGTTGCATTTTGATCAGTAAACAATGGCATACTCTATGTTCTTTATAACTGAGTATTACAAGATTATCAGTAGAATCAGTGCCTCCAATACATTTTGGAACAATATGATGTTTTTGATATCCATCATTCTTTACTTTTTTGTATGGTCGTGTTAATGCTCGATTAATAATTTGGTAATAAACTTTAGTATATTTGTTATCTAAAAACATTGACTTTCCTATAGGATTGCTGTATAATTTATTTATGATTAAAGTTAAAATTGGTTGCTGTAAAAACAGTGGTATTAAACATTTCGGAGTTGAAGAATGAACGCATTCGTTTGGGGTATCATTGTTGGGTGGGTTAGTCACGCTGTATGGGTGTTTATGCTTAGACCAATTATAAGAAAGGCACAAGAGAAATGAAAACAATTCATTACGACAAACATACAAGCCTTACACACTTTATGGATGAATTTGCTATTCAACGAATGGAAGGCATTATTGAATTTGAACAACAATGCACACCAACAAATAAAGAATTAGTCAAATCCTGTCAAACAGTTATTAAACACATAAAAGGTATTTGGGATATTAAATAAGAGAGGCAAAGAAAAATGAACATTCTTGAACAGTATGAATTTGCGGAACGAGTAAAGTTCTGGACTAATACCTGGACTTTGGGCTTGATGAGATTTGCTATCATCGCGGCCTGTGTGAAATACATTTTTGGGAGTTGATATGAAAACCACAGTATTAAAAGGTGCATTCAACACAGATCCAGGAACCAAAAAAGAGTTTATGGACAATATCAAATTACAACAGGACTTTGCTCCAAGATGAAATGGCTAAAGAAAATTGTAGTTAAATGGGTTCGTGACGATTGGAATAGCTGTCAACCTGTGCAAGATGTAGTAGTAGGTTCTAGATCTGTTGATGTAGAAGGCTTGTCATTTAATGTTATGCCAGCACAGGGTGGAACTGTAGTACAGATTCGTTGCTACGATCGCAAGACTGATCGCAACAATCATATCACACACGTTATCCCCGACGGCGAAGATATTAGCGAACGTATTGGTCAGATTGTTAGCATGGAATTATTGCGTTCATGACGCTATGGTTCAAGAATTTCCGCATCAGTATACTAAACTGGTTAGCGGCAGGTAGAATTATAATAGAGAAAGATAAAAAACCAATGTCATACACCTTAGGTGGCACACCAGGAACTATTAATATTAATCCAGCTGGATATGGGGTTGCACAAGCACCGCAGTCTAGTCAAACAATGACTATTAAAATTACCCCAGCCAATGGTGGCACTATTATACAGATGCAAACAAATGATTATAACAACGGCGAGTTATACATTATCCCAGATGGTAGCGACTTTGATAGAGAACTAGGCAAAATTATTACTATGAGCAAATTACGATCATGATAGCACAAACTATACAAACTTTAGTTGGTGAAGTAAATGGCCTTTGGTCTTGGATTGTTGGTATTATTGCTGGGTGGGGATTGACCTTTACTGCCGTAGTTGTTGCGATCGTGTATGCTCACGTCAGACTCGCTCGACTAAAAAAACTTGTAAGTAAGATCGAAAATCAACTTATTACCGATGTTCGCGATTTAAGTATTCGTTTGCGGGATATTGAAAAATGATTAACAGCATCTATTCCAATACTTCAGGATATTTAAATGTCTCAGGATTTAATAACAGTCCGTACATTTACCCTGACCATAATAATCCAGCCACTGGCATGATTCGTATGAATGGTAATAATATGGAAGTGTTTAATGGAAGCACTTGGATTCAGTTTGGTACCAGTGCTGAAGTTAGCCTAAGCGGTGCAGCTATTAGTGCCCTAGATTGGTGCCAAAAGAAAATGTCTGAAGAATCAAAGATCAAAGAACTTGCGGCTAAAAATGCTACTGTAGCAGATGCACTGGCCAAGTATGAACTAGCACAAGAACAACTTAAAATGGTATTAACTTTAACAGAAGAACAATGATTCAATTACCACCAGGATGTCGGGTAGCTTATGAAATTCGGTTTTATGTAAAAGAACTCTCCGATGAAATGGGCGAGTGGTTTAACATGATTGGCGGAAAAGCCACAATGCTTAAAGAATATGACTGGCGAGGTCGCGAACATACTATAAAACAAGTACAATACGGTAAAGCAAAGCCTAGTTATGTAACTAAAGATGGGACTAATCTAACACTAATCCGTTTTGATGGTGCCGATGCAAGTACAGCAAGCATGTTTTTATTAAAGTTTATAGATCACGTACAATCACATAATTTAAAAGAAGCAGAACAATATGTCTAGAAAAGTATTTTATAAAGAATCAACTGTTAAAGGTTGGATACACGAAATTATTCGTGCAATGAATGCCGATGGTTGGAAGCCCGATTACGTTGTAGGTCTTACACGTGGCGGTCTAGTTCCTGCTAACATGCTGAGTCAATACTTAGATGTACCAATGGAAACACTTAAAGTAAGTTTCCGCGACGACCTTGCTGGGCCAGAATCTAACTTGTGGATGGCCGAAGATGCATTTGGCTGGATTGATGGAAGTTATAAAGCCTTAGGCGGAGATGGTGCGTTTGATTTTAGCCTACATGCTAAAAATATTCTCATAGTAGATGACATCAACGACACGGGTGCTACCCTTAACTGGATTCGAAAAGATTGGCAATCAAGTTGTCTGCCAGATAATTCACGTTGGGCAAATGTATTTGGTAATAATGTACGCTTTGCTGTACTAATCAATAATGAAGCTAGTGAATTCAAAGATGTGGATTACATGGGTCTAAGTATTAACAAAAATGAAGAACCACAGTGGGCTGTGTTCCCCTGGGAAGAGTGGTGGCGTTAATTGATACTCGAACTTATTGGAACTTGGTTATTAGTAGGATTTGTCAGTGCCGTGGGGTGGAATGTTGCAGATGAAACTGTTAATAAACCTTACATCGATCCATACTTATCTAAAAAGATGGGAATTGATACAACTAAAGTGGACACAAATGTTTCACCACCAGTTGCGCAAGATAAATAGTTATATTCCCAAAATCAGCGGCCTTTCGGCGTCATCCCGCTTTACAAATTCTGCCGCCTATGCTATAATTAACATAGGAGATTTATAATGGCAAACCAATCTAGGCAGTACAAGTACACAAGTACTAAAGAGTATCACGATGCATTTCCCTGTGCATATCGCCAATGGCGAGCTGATAGTCACTGTAACTTAATTCACGGCTATTCGTTTAGTATGAAATTTTACTTTGGTACAGATGACCTAGATGTGCGTAATTGGGCTGCCGACTACGGCGGTCTTAAAGAACTCAAAGGCATTCTTGAAAGTCAATTTGATCATACATTATTAGTAGCCGAGGATGATCCTGAGCTTGAAACATACAAATTATTGCAAGAAAAGAATCTAGCTAAACTAACCGTCCTACCTAAACTAGGTTGTGAAGGTCTAGCCGATCAACTATACAAGTTTGTAAACGGAGTTTATATTCCCGACATGTGGGGTCAAGCAGAAGCTGATCGACTTTGGTGTTATCGTGTAGAAGTACGTGAAACACAAAGCAATATGGCGTTCCGTGAAGGACATCGTGAGTGGAATGAAGACCTCTTCGAAGGTTAATGAAATCTTAGACATACTCCAAGAGGAGTGTGCTGAGGTTATACAGGCTATTAGTAAATGCCGCCGCTTTGGTATGGAAAATCGGTACAAAGACGGTGGTACCCAAAGAGAACACTTGACTCAAGAGCTAGGAGATGTTACACTATTAATAGAATTGCTCAAAGCACATCAGGTATATACAGATGCAGAATTGCGTGCGGCGCAGTTGCGTAAGAGTCAAAAATTAGTTGAATGGTCAAAAATATATGAAGATTAAAGTCAGTGAAATATTTTACAGTCTACAAGGCGAAGGTCGCTTTGTGGGAGTACCTAGTGTATTCTTAAGAACTTATGGATGTAACTTTACCTGTTCAGGGTTTGGGTGTAAGCCTGGTGAAAAGTCTACAGGTGCAGATGAAGTTGCTAAAAAGGTAGAACTGTATAAAGATTTTTTAGATCTTCCTTTAGTAGAAACAGGCTGTGATTCATATGCGTCATGGCATCCTGCGTTCAAACATTTGTCTCCAACATACACTACAGATGAACTTGTAGACAAGATGTTAGCCCTAACTCCCAACGGTAGTTGGGTACAGAACAATGGCAATGATGTACATTTAGTTATTACTGGCGGTGAGCCACTTTTAGGCTGGCAACGTGCTTATGCTGATTTGTTAAGTCATCCACGTATGGCAGACTTAAAGAACATTACGTTTGAAACAAATGGTACTCAAGAATTACATGAAGACTTCCGCGATTACTTGATTGACTGGGCCGATGCTGGTTCAGGTCGTGAAGTTACATTCTCAGTCAGTGCTAAACTATCAGCATCAGGCGAATCGTGGGATGATGCTATTAAGCCACTAATTGTTAATATCTATCAAACATATGGACATGTATATCTTAAGTTTGTTGTTGAAACTGAAGATCATGTTAATGAAGCTACACGTGCTGTGGATGCTTTCCGTGCAGGTGGATTTAAAGGTACCGTATACTTAATGCCGCAGGGTGGTGTTGTTGATCCATACGAATCAAATAAACTAAACATTGCCAATATCTGTTGCGAACGTGGATTTAATTATAGTCCCAGATTGCATGTGGACCTATGGGGCAATGGCTGGGGCAAGTAATGTTTCCACAAGGCTTATATACAGGCATGGATGAAACTTACGATGCTTTCTATAATCGTGCCCATTGGCGATTAAAGTTTTTATGGTTACCAAAACGTAGTTCCTTAACCGGTCGTTGGTTATTTTTACAGTTTGTCTACGAAGGCACAGCAATGTGGACAGGCCCAGGCGAACCTGTGGTTGAGTTCAGATATCACGAAACTACAGAACATATTATATGGAAATTAAAAGGAAATTAGTATGGCAACAAAAAAGAAAACCCCAACACCTAAGAAAACGGTTGCTAAAAAGAACCCCGCAAGCTCTGCGACCACAGCAAAAAAAGCGCCTGCAAAAAAGGTTACGTCAACTAAAGCAAAACCTACCGTGGCCGCACCCAAGCCCAAAGAAACTTTAAAAGTTCGTAGTAAAAGTCCTAAGGACATTGCTACTGCCAAGGGCGAGCCTTATGTGGCTATTCTTAGTGTGGAACTGGATCCAGAAAATATCGGCAATGGTGCATTTGAATTAGATTGGAACGACAAGTTTGTTGCTAATCTAGTACGTGCCGGGTATCAGACCAAACCCAACGAACCAGATTCCGATATTGTCGATCGTTGGTTTCAAGAAATCTGTCGAAATATTGCTCAAGAAAACTTTGAGCAATGGGAAGCTAATCAGCCCTATAATGAACGTCCCAGAGTTATCAACCGTACAGATCTAGGCAACGGAAAGACTGAAGTTTCTTGATCTTATATGTAAACGGCGATAGCCATTCTGCCGGAGCAGAGGCAGTCAACAAATATGCATTTGCCCAAGATGATCCCTTGTACTGGGCATTAGGACGACAACCACACCCCGATAATCTACGTGCTAGTTACGGTTGCGAACTAGCTAACCTTATGGGTGCCATTTTAGAATGTGACGCAGAGTCGGCTGCTAGTAACGATCGTATTTTTAGGACCACATGGAATCATCTGCAGGGTGTACAGAATATGCCCGTGAACAGACCCGACTATATAGTAATTGGTTGGTCAACCTGGGAAAGAGAAGAATGGTCCTATGAAGGTACTTACTATCAAGTTACTGCCAGTGGAACTGATACTGTGCCCAATTCACTCAAAGAACGTTATAAAAAATGGGTTATTGAACAAAGTGACCATTCAGTAATAAACAATAAGATAGTTGAAGTACACGACCGTATTTGGAAACTACACGAAGATTTAAACAGTAGAAAAATACCACATCTATTCTTTAATACCTACCGCGACTTTAGTCACATTAAAAACTTAGGCTATCTAGGAGCACAAGAGTACGATTGGGAGGGCAGTTATATCGATCCTTACAATCGAAGTGGCACCTACTATGAATGGTTACTAGCAAAAGGATTCAAAACAGTTAATCCAAACAGCTATCATTTTGGTGCAGACGCCCATTGTGCTTGGGCCGAATTCCTTTATCAAACTCTTATACAAAAGAACTTGACACAATAATCATTATATGCTACTATAATGTTATGAGATATCTACTTGTTGACACCGCTAATACATTCTTCCGTGCTCGCCACGCCGCCCACCGTCAGGCAGATACCTGGGATAAGCTAGGATTTGCTATTCATGTGACACTAAATAGTGTTAGTAAGAGTTTTAGAGATCAAAAAGCTGATCACGTTATTTTCTGTTTAGAAGGACGTAGCTGGCGCAAAGACTTTTACGAACCCTATAAAAAGAATCGTGCAGTTGCCCGTGCTGCTCTAACCGAAGCAGAAGCTGAAGAAGATCGACTGTTTTGGGAAACCTTTGATAATCTTAAAGAGTTTCTTGCTAATCGAACAAACTGTACAGTATTGCAACATCCTAACTTAGAAGCTGATGATCTAATCGCAGGTTGGATTCAAAGCCATCCCCAAGATCATCATACTATTGTATCAAGCGATACAGACTTTTATCAACTACTGGCAGAAAACGTAAATCAATATAACGGAATTTCAGATGAGCTCCATACTATACAAGGTATTTTCGACAAAAAAGGTAAAGCAGTCATCGATAAAAAGACTAAGGAACCAAAAGTCATTCCGGATCCTAAGTGGATTCTTTTCGAAAAATGTATGCGGGGCGACCCCACAGATAACGTTTTCTCGGCATTCCCAGGGGTGCGTAAAGTGGGAAGTAAAAATAAAGTGGGACTCCTTGAGGCATTTAACGACAAAACAGCGAAAGGCTTTGCTTGGAATAACCTAATGCTACAACGCTGGACCGATCATAACGGAGATGAGCACAGAGTTTTAGATGACTATAATCGCAACGTAACACTGGTTGATTTAACTGCACAACCAGATGATATTAAAGTTAAGATAGCAGAAACTATTGCCGAGGGTGCAGTACCGCTTAATCGCCCAATGGTAGGCGCACAGTTCTTAAAGTTCTGTGGCAAGTACGATTTGATCAAGATGTCGGAGCAGTCCGACAGTTATGTTAGATTTTTAGAAGCTAGTTATCCTGATGATAAATGATGTTTTTTGGGTGCCAGTTGCGGGACTTGCTTTAGCATTGTTGTTATTTTTTGGATTTTTTATTACTATGTTCATAGCAGGTCTTATAGATTTGTATCATGAACGTAAGAATCGTGTCTGGACAGAACTACAACGCACCGACTATGAACGCCGGCGTCCTGCGGCAAAATAAGGAGAAGTTATGAATAGTATTGTTAGATGGTATCGCAGTAACTATACGCAAATCACTTGGTTTGTGATTGGCTGGTTAGCTATGTGTGCATTAGATGATTTTAGTCGAGGTAACTGGTCCGGTATGGCCTGGGACATTGGCCTTGCATGGCTAAATTATATTTTCTATAAAAATAATTAAATGGCTACTAGATTAAAAGAACACCTATTGATGTGGCCCGCACTTGCCTTTCTGGGCGGTTCCTTATTTGCTTTGTTATATGGAATTAACTCAATGTTACCAGAGGCGGCACCAAGATATGATTGTCGTATAGCCGAGATAAGTCCAGACTTTACTCCAGCTATGAAAGAAGAGTGTAGGAAAAAATTGAAGGAGTCACAATGACCGAACTAATTGCAAAACCCGTAGTAAAAAATAAAATGTGGATTGTAGAATCCGAAGGTACCAAGGTTGGCAACATCATGATGGTCGACGAAGGTGGTGTAGTTTACTTACATGATGATCAACGTGAACAGTTTGCATCAATTAAATTATTAAGTAAGAAATATAATATTGAGTTTGTCAAAGCAGAACGACCAAAGCGGGTCAAACAAGATGTTTATGATGTCTATGGATTCCCGACCAACGCACAACCACACAACGAAATCCTCGACGTTCAACGCTACTTGCCAATCTATACCAAGGGTGCTAAGTCAAAGAGTTTTTTCTGTGCTGGCTACTATATTATCAAATTCAGTTCAACTTGGGTTCGTGCATATTGCCCAAAACTTATTACACTGAATCGTTATGAGTATGAAGGTCCGTTCAAGAGTCAAGAACGTATGATAGAAGCTATGAAAGAAGCCAATGGACAATAATTTGCCCTTACAGATCAAAAATTTCAACAGTAAGGTACGTGCAATGAATCAAAGCAACGGTAAATTATTGACCTTAAATGCTGAAGAAGCACGCAGTTTGCATGCCGAAATTTACGATTTGATGGCCACAATCAGCCAATTAAGTAAAAATTCTACTGTAGACGATGTAGTTGTTATTAACATGGATGGCGGCAGTTTTAAATAATATACGTATATTATGAGATAAATAAACAGTATATCAAGGATTAGTGAAATGTCAAGACCAAAGCCAACGGTTTTATTAGACCACGTTAATAAATCAACTTACAAAAGTCAGCAGGTCCTAGCTGCTGAAGGCATCTGGGCGGTCTTTTATGACAACCAACCTATCAACATGAGGTCATTCAATATCCTCACTAGCTATCCAGGCCCAAAATATTCTAAAATAAGTTTTAGTAATTCTGGACATGCAATTAACCTTTGCAAAAAATTAAACACACTATACAAGACAGACAAGTTCTCAGTGGTCTTGTTAAAGCAAGGTGAGCAAATCTTCCCCTAAGCGTTACACCCAACGTCAGCTAACAAAAATATTTGTAACGCAGGCTGATATTCCTGTTGGTCAAACAACCGACATGCAAAAACGTTGGTTCAAAAATCCTACAGATGATACCAGTCTAAGACTAAGTCTTGCAGGCCTTCAAATGGTCAAGGCCGTTCTCAAGCTACAGAGTTATGAATTTCAATTACCCGAAGAGCTAACTAACCATGGCCTACTACAACTTGAACGCTATCTCAAAGGTCCCTACTATCTACTCAAACGGCAAAAGATAATTGTCTTTGAGGAGGAAGAAGCCATGATGCTTACTCTACATTCGGGTAACTTGCGGGCCTATTTAGACTCAATAGAACTAACGCAGTAGGGTTAGTGGGCACTAACTTAGGGCCTGGTTGACACAATAATCCTTTGACGCTATAATTACTTTAATACTTGTGTTATCAAGTAGATTCAACTAGGTAAACGTGTTATCGTTTACTTTGTTATAAAACACACTTAAAGGAAATGTAATGTCATATCATCCAAAAATTACAGCACAATTCGGTGCTGACTTATTCAAGGTATTGGGCCCAAAGGCCAATCGAGTACCTTGGAACTCCCTTTCACTTGCCGAGCAAAAGAGCCGCCTCAAACGTATTCCAGAGTATGTTAATACTCGTTCACTAGGCAAACAGCCCACACTGGTAGACATTGTTGTCTACTGTTTAAATAAAATTGTGCTAATGGGCACAGACAATCCACTGCTAGGCATTGACCTGCCAGTGTATGATAGCCTTAACGATGCGGCTACTAAACTTAATACTCAAGCACTAAACTACACAGCAGATAACTTGCAACCACTAGACAAGTTAGTTAAGAATGCCGAAAAACAACGTGACGTATTCCTGCGTCATATTTTTGAAGATATTATCTTCCGCTTTAATCCAGGTTTAGTCTTGCCTGGTGTGGGTCGTATGAACTCAAAAGGTTACTTGTTTGTTAATGATGCACAGCATCGAACATTGGGCTGTATCATTCTAGGCATTGAAGATGTACCTATCAACTACATTACCAGTGACGATGAGTTTTGGGACGTGTCACAGTATGCGGCTCTGAACATTCATAGCCTTGTAGCCAGTGAGTTTGACCGTTACCGCATTCGTGTACAACGTGAACAGGCCGCACGTGATGCTGGTATGCCTAGTGAGCCAGAAGATGCAATCAGCTATGAACTCAGCGAATTGTTTGGCAATTTAGGTATTACAGTAGCCGAAAAAGTCGATGATGGTAGTCGTGCGCTAGTACTTACTAGTATTGGTAACATGATCAAGTATCGTATTACCTACGGCCAGGATTACTTTACTCGTGCTACCACAATCAATGCACAGTTGTTTGGTACTAGCAAATTCCATACTGCAAATTCATGGGGATTGATGGAATTCCTCAAATATCAAAATCTCAAAGAAGATGACATGACCGTGGACTTTGCTATTATGAACGCACTTAAAAAGCGTTGGACTAAAGCCAACACAGGTGGTCAATTGCATAAAAACATCAAGGATGAGTATAAAGATCAAACTTCAGCTAGCTACAGCAACAGTCGTGTTCCAGAGGAAATGATTATTGCTCATGGTATTTGGCAAGTATGTAAGAAGTATGCCCCAGAGATTGCATGGGCAGAACCTGCATGGCCAAGTGGTAATAACAAGTTCACATTGCCTTTGGTCTAATATGAAGAACTACCAAACTATCAACGAAAGCATAGCCAAACGTGAGCCTTGCACTAGCTTTGAAGATAACACATACTACACCATGGATATCTTTAGAGAGTTTTGCGAGACTCGCGATCTAAAGCGTGTGGCTATTTTTGGTTACTATAAAAACAAGTATCGGTGGACTGATGCCGAAGCTGAAGAAATGTATGCCAAAGCACCCGATGGTTGGACTGATGGTCAGGGTGTGTATAGATTATACGATTGGGGCAAGGGTGAAAATCGTATTCCCCTGGAGCATGTAGATGACGAATGGCATCAACCACAACTAGATCATATTGTTCCTAGATCAAAGGGCGGCGCTGATGTTCCCAGTAACTTTCAAGTGTTGCCTGCTATCTTAAATCGTGTGATGAGTAATTTGACTGATGATACTGCTCCTGCGATATTGCCCTTGTTGCTGGAACAGTTTTCTGGAGTATTTACAAAATGAGCTACTTAGAAGAAATCAAAAAGAAATACGATATCAAAGACTATAAAGAGCCTGCTGTTACCATTCCCGAATTACCCACAGATGGTATTGTGCTTATAGTAGGTACCAGTGGTAGTGGTAAGAGTACTATCTTGCGTAGCCTAGGTGAACTTCGTCAACCAACTGTAGATAATACTCGTATAACAATTGATAACTTTACTACCGCAGAGCGTGGAGAAGAATTGCTGCTTGCTTGCGGACTTCGTAGTATTCCTACTTGGTTCCGATCACCCAATACATTAAGCAATGGCGAGTACCATCGCTTTGAAATGGCTATTAGTTTAGATCAAGGGCTAACCACAGTAGATGAGTTTACGTCGGTTGTTGACCGAGATACTGCTAAAAGTCTTGCATTAAGTATTCGTAAGTTTTATGATCGCCGTGGCACAACAGATCCACTATACATTGCAAGTTGCCACAGGGACATAGTAGAATGGTTAGATCCAGACTACGTATATGACACGGATCTCTGTGTCTTAGAAAATCGGAGGTCACTTCTTCGACTGGGGACAAGACCAGAACTTACACTCACCATCAAAAGCACAAGTGTCGACTATTGGAGATATTTCAGTAAGTATCACTATCTAGATACTGCAATTAGCAAAAGTGCTCACTACTATGTCTTACTGTTAGGTGACAAGCCTATCGGCTTCCATGCCGCCATACATTCTACTAATAGAGATATTCATAGTTATTGGCGTGGCCATCGTACAGTAATACTACCCGAGTTCCAAGGTATGGGTATAGGCACAGCATTTAGTGATGCTATTGCTGAAATATATGTAAGCCGCGGACTACGCTACTTTAGTAAAACAGCACACCCATCATTTGGTGAACATCGTGAAAAGTCACCGTTATGGCGCCCTACGTCAATGAATAAGAAATCTAGAGTAGGCAGTTACTTAAACAAAGATGGTACTGCACGTAAGATGGCAGGCTATGGTGGCACCACTACTGTTCGTGATGCGTATCGTGTTTGCTACAGCCACGAGTATATTGGTAAAAAATGAACGACTTAGCCAAAGCACTAGCACAAAATATTAGATCCGGATCTGGTAATCACGGGCTGACTGAAGATCAACTCTACGAAGTATTTAAACATTGTTCAAATGTTGATCAGTTAGCCTATAGTTTATACAAGTGTTCCGAGATCAGCGGTAAAGGAGCGTTCACCACTCAAACACAGACTCTTACTCGACCTGCACTAACATCCTTTACTCAATGGCATCAAATTGACGAGAAATGGGATAAGTCTTGGGGATTTGATAAAGCACACCCCGGTTGTTATGTCTATGGATTATTTTTAGATGGTGCACCATCAGACTCTGCTGACTTTTTAGACCAAGGAGTGTTTTATATAGGACAATCTCGAGCTACCAGTCGCAATGGTATGTTGGGTCGTCGTACAGACTTTAAAGGTACTGTAAGAAATCCCCGATTGAGTCCATATGGGTGTGGGACAGCATTCAAAGAAAACTTTGGTAAGCATCAAATTGATCATGTGTATCAAGCATATTTGCCCATGCATCCTAGTTATTGTAAGACTGCTGAACTAGATCTACTGTTAGAATACTATAAAAAATATCAACGTATACCTAGCTGTAACCCACCACTGGATCTAGTGCGAATTCAAAAATATCAAAAAGGTATTGTTGAGTAATAATTCTGTAACATCATACAATAGAGTGTTTCGATAAATATGGTTATGAAAGCCAAGACTTATCGCTCAATTTTTATTTCAGACATACACTTCGGCACTCGCGATTGTAAAGCCGAAGAACTCAACAACTTTCTCAAACACAACACTTGCAACACCCTCTACTTAGTAGGCGACATTATTGACGCTTGGAAAATTCAACAAAACAAGTGGCGATGGAAACAAAGCCATACCAATGCTATCAGACGAATACTAGGTCACGCTAAA